GCAACAATAATCAAAGCAACAATAATCAAAGCAACAATAATCAAAGCAACAATAATCAAAGCAACAATAATCAAAGCAACAATAATCAAAGCAACAATAATCAAAGCAACAATAATCAAAGCAACAATAATCAAAGCAACAAAAATGTAGTTACAGGAAACCAAGCACAAACCTCATTAAATATGAAATCTACGCAACCAATTCGAGACCAATTGAAGCTGGAAAAGCAAATCAATGAACTGGAAGACATGCAAGAGCAAAATCTTCAAAAGGCGCTAGAAGACGCATCCAAGGGTGAAAAAGTAAAACCAGACGACTCATTGAGTCGAATCCAATCGGGCAACTCAGGTAAATCTGGATGGTGCTTTATCGGCGAAGACCGCGGTTTCAGAACATGCTCTGAAATAGGAGAGAATGATAAGTGTATGAGCGGCGACATATTCCCTTCACATGAAATTTGTATGAATCCAAATTTGAGAGCCTAAATATTGATAATAATGGTAACGATATTCGATGGGTCGGATACAATAGTAGAATTACTAGCAACGATATAAAATACATATTCTCCATTTCCAGATGATATAAAAATACTAGTAGTAAATGTATTTCCCGATACTATTTTCACCGGAATTCCATCTTCATAAATTGTAAAATTGTTTACAGGAATACATTTTTCATTCTGAGTCCATATTAGACTAACTGTATTATCTACATTGGTAACAGAGGCGATGACCGGTGGCGGCATATTTACCGCACTTAACAAAACCGCATTCGTGGGCCATTTATTCGCGCTATTTGACATGACATATCGCTGCCTTGGATACCAGGTAGGGTTACCGTCGTTCCAACATAGTTCCATAATTGAACCCGGCACATCAGAATCAGAGGTAGGGTGACATATTATATCTGTCGGTTGCTTGATAATCTCTCCGGTACAGACATTTTCTTGGGTTCCGCAGACCAAATTACCTAGGTCTTGTATAACAATTGGTTCGACAGGTGGTTCGATAATAGTAGGAGGCAACTCCGTATAAGAACTGGCGGTTGGCGGCGGTGGCGGCGGTGGAATTGTTTCTGGATTTGATGACCCGCCAGAACTGGGAGGAGGCAAAGGCTGGTTCACGGGAACAATCGGTTTTGGGCAAGTTACCGGCGCTGTCGTCGGAAGACCTGCTAAAGTTATATTTATATTGTTTACACGCTGTAAGCTTTGATTATTGGGATTCGTGTATCCGCGCGTCGACTGCGTGGCCCAAGTGGTGTTTCTATTTGTCCAGAGTCCTTTGGCAATCTGGGCGTAGCGTTGTTGTTTTGTTAGGCTACTGCTATTTTTCTTGTATTGTAGAACATTGCCTTTATTTAACATGGCGTATTCTAAATAAAGCGTAGATGCCGGGACCTGTTTTCGAGAATAGGGCGTGGAAACCAGATTGTTGCCGTTAAAATTCGTTTCGTCAAAAAGAGAACATTTATTTTGAACTCTCGACCAGGCCCTTGGCGGAATTGGCAGGTAACAATTACTATTACAAGACATATTTTATATATTTATATTTTTTAAATTTATAAGATAAGATATTTATTCCTTATTATTGTTGCGTGGTAATAAAAGTAGGTATTTTTAACATTGTTAGCTCGGGACATACATCGCACTTGGGACAATTAGGATTAGGATTAGGATTAGAACCAGAGCATATTTTACCATAACCGGATTTAAAAGTGGAACTACATTTTTGGTCGGTGTCTCCCCAGAAACAATCGGACGCAATACAAGTGTTACAATTGGAAACAGCATCGCATTTTGTCGGCGTCGGTTTAGGTTCCGTACAGGTTTCAGAATATCCTGGTTCTTTAAAAGAGCCGCATTTTTTATTTTGATTATTCCAATAACAAGGGCTGTTGCTATTATTTACTTGTCCATTAACACATTGGTTACAATTGGTAAATTGGGTACAATTTGTCGCGCCAACAAGACCCTCCTTAAATGAAAAGGAAGGAAAGGAAGGAAAGGAAGGAAAAAAATGCTTTATAATTTTATATCCAAAAAATAGTAGAACTAACAAGGTCAATTGTTTTTTATATTTGCGGTATAACGCAATCATAGACTTAGCTAAATTCATAATATAATATACGAATATTATATTATTTGCTTATTTGCTTGTTCGATTCTCTTGCTTATCTCTTGCCTTATTGCCTATTTAAGGATTATACGCATCCGATCCGCCGTAAAAGAACCATCTCAATGACAAATAATTAGTATTATTCGAGTTAATCGCGTCACTTCCCGTCATCGTAGTATCCGGACCCTTTTCTACTAATGTATTAATCTCCGCGGTTCCTAGCGCATAATTGTAATACCATAGATTCGAAATATAGCCTGAAAATCCACCATTTGCGGCAACAAATACATTCCCGTAGTTTTGCTTCGGGACTCCATGCAATTGAAGACTTTTGGCGATAGTCCCGTTAATATATACATCCAATGTAGTATTTTGGCAGCGAATAATGACATTCACCCACTTACCAATAGGAATATCTGTAATGGTAACTTGTTCATTAATCACTCTGAATGTATTCATAAAGACAACTAAATTGTTGCTATTGGGCGCGATATACAACCCAGGCGCATTATTAGGAAAATTGAGACCATTCGCATTATCTCGGTCCGGATTACTTAAATAATCATTGCCTTTGTAAAACACGCATTTATAGGAAGAGTTATTTTCAGTATTAAGGTCCTTAATAAATATCCAACAAGACCAAGTGAATTCGATCCCGTCCGTCGCGTTTGCGGAACGAGAAATCGTAACCGCGGTGCTATCCTGGGGATCTTGAGGAATAGTTAATTGTACGGATGCGTCTACCATCCCTTTAATTAATTTGGGCGAATCATCTGGACCTAAAAAATGACCTAACAATCCGATTCCTAAACGGAGCAAAATAGAAAAGACAAACAGAACCAATAATAAAAAGGCGATTTTAGCAACCGTGCTATTAGATTCGAAAAATTCTTTAGTAGAATTAGAACTGGAACTAAATTGATTAAATGGAGAGCCTGAACCAGAGCCAGAGCCAGAGCTAGAACCCATTCCTAAAGCATTTGGAGCATTCATCTTATATATATATTATAAAAGAAAAACCACTATTGAATTTTAAAATCCAAATCCAAATCCAAATCCAAATTCTAAATAGAAACACTCTGGTCTTCCGTATCCCCTTCCATTAACGAAACCTTAATAGTATATTTTCCAAATATACCGCCTAACATACTACTACCATATCCCTTTTTATAAATATTCCACACCTTCTGAGGGTCCGATGCTTCGCTCCAATATTGGAAATTAGAAGTCCAGCCAGAGAACCCTCCGTAAGGTGTGATATAAACAGGAGCCAAAGAGTCTATCTTCGCGACGCCCGGTAATACACATGTTCGGACTAACTTGCCGTCGATATAAATATCTAATGTGCGACCATATACGCTAATAAATAAATTAACCCATTTTTGTATAGGAATATTCGCAACGGCGCAACTGTGGACAATGAAATTGGAGCCATCATCGGGTATTGTATCGGCTCCCGGGTATACTGCTAAAGAAACCGCAATATTGTTTTGAGTGGCACCTAAAACAACCGATGGACAAGGCTCTTTCTTCTCGGTTCCAGTAGTCATTCTGCCAAAAATGATCTTTGGTTTCCCATAATTATAATTCCAGTCGTCAATATAAAACCAAATAGAATAGGAAAAATTGCTACTATTGGGATTAGTTGTATCGAGATCCGTGGCCTCGATTTTCTGTAAAGTGGTAGCCTCGGTCAATCCCGTAAGCGTATTGACATCTTGTGAAATGTATCCGACTACGATTATTAATAAAATAATAATTACAACAAATAATATAATATTTTTGGGTTCCATTATATTATACCTTAAGAAATTTTTCCTTTGCTTTTTATATCATTCTTAATATTCACTCGGTAACGGAATTAATGTCTCATCTATAGTTGAAATAGTCGGTGGGTTTTTGGTTTTAAGCATCGTGTATAGCCTATTCACTGTTAAATAATTTAGCGGATGGTCGAAATACATTAAATTCGCGATATTTCCACTAATGCCATTTACAGACCCGACAGTTAGCATGTCGAAACTTAATTTTGGCACCACTTCGATCGACGATTTGACTAACTCTCCATTATAAAATACATCTAAAGTTCCGCCGCTATAATTGAGAACAATATTGTTCCATTTTTGTAATAAAATATCCGGCCGCTTGTAAATAATCCTATTGCCGGTTTCGTCATGCTCGTTTCCAATAGGTAGCGCCTTTACCATTTCTATACCCGTTTTGATTTTATCCTGTATTTTATTCCACTGGTCTATATTTTCCTTCTTGATATTGGTTTCTAGTTTTTGTATCGAATCCACAATGTCCGCATCCGCTGTCTTTTGTTTTACAGTTATAATTATACTATTGCTCGGACCATGATACTTGACGCACGGATTGTCACCATAAGATAATATCGGGACTGTTTTTAAATACGATGTTCTGGTGCTGGGTGGAAAAGAGTCTATGTAAAACCAAAATGATATAGCATATCGGTAACTTCTCCCATTGCCATTTAAATTCTCAGAGGTCGCTACATTTGTCAAAACATCTGTTGCGACCGGATTATTAATTAATTGTTTCCCTCCTTGTTTATAATATTTGGTCATCCCAAATGGGATAATCGCATAATTGAATAACAAATATAATCCGCATAAAGAAACAGATATGCCTAAAAACATCATATCGTTTTTGGTTGTAATTCCAAATAAAATAGGCGATTTGCCACTTGGCGGCGGCATAATTGTACTAGTTGTCGCGCCATGAAGCGTTGTCGCCGCCGTTACCGCAGTCGCGGCAGCATGAGGCTTTTGGTTAAATAAATCTACCATGAAATCTACCATAATAACTAACAAACAAGGAATGTATAAAATAGTATTAAAAATTAGCCGGAATAATGGGGTATTGGTAAAATATCCACCAGCATTAACTAACTTATACAGTATCGCGAATACCATTATTAAAACAATAATATTTACAATTATTTTCCCTATTTTATCCTTACTGCTTTTATCGTCATGTTCATTTAGTAGCCCTAGAGCACTAATAATCCAATATAAAAACAGAGCAGAAAGACCTAATCCGAAAACAATGTAAGCACCTCTTAAAAAGGTCATTAGATTGGGTGATTCTTTTACCGGATCCTTAAATAGAGCGCTTTTTTCCGGATTAGTGAAATAATAATCATAAACGACCACTGTTAATAGCAATGCTAGGCCAATAAATACAGTTAAAAATATGGTCACGCTGCCATATTTGCTCATAAACCCGCCAGGGTCGATAGCATATAAAATGGATATTAAAATAATAAACGCGATTAATATCATTGAAAACCTTTTCCGTTTATCGTAAAAATATTGGACATTCCTAGGTAGCTGTGGCAGAATAGTCGCGTCTTTTGTTAATGACATTGTATAAACGAAAAAGGAGCCTGCTAATAACCCGAGAAAAATGATATAAGTAATATAGGTTCCAGCAGTGGAGCTAGAGCCGGAACCTGAATTTGAGAGCGCTCCCAACATAATTAAAATTCCAAAAAATAATCCTATTATAATTGCGGCAATAACTATGATTGCGCCCCATGTTTTTATCTTACTATATTGGTCTGTAAAATTCTCAAATGTCGCGCCTTTATTTGTTAATTTAAAATTGCCATAAAAGGTCCATGCTCCAAAAATTACGGATGCTAATATGGCGGTTAAAAAGAGACTATATCCGAATTGTTTGACAAAAACGGTTGGAAATTTAACATATAAAACAATGACAACAATCAATGACAATATCAGATACCCAATGATATACTTGATATCATTTAAGCCGGTTTCTAAATTTAATATCCTTTTAACTTCTGCTGCGCCCATTGGCATTGCGTTTGCGCTTGTACTTGCGTTTGTACTTGCGTTTGCGCTTGCTATCGGATTCCTTATTGTACTCATTGTATTAATATATATATTACAAATACAATAATATTTTACATATTCTCCATAGCTGTTTTATCACCATGACAATCGCGGCAAAGTGCTACCAAATTCGTGGCATCGTTGCCGCCGCCATGCTCTAATCGGATTTTGTGGTCTACTTCAAAGGTGTGTTTCAGCTTTGTGTTACATTGCCCACATTTCCAATCCTGTATGGAAGCAACATATTTCTTTTTTGTTTCGCTAACAGAGCGTTTAGTTGGCTTAGGTCCTGATAAAGTATTTCGCTGCTGTTGCGTTGCTAAAACTGGATTATATGCGAAATCCGGATTCAATCCTTTATTTAAAGAAGACATGAAGCTGTTTCTTGCGTCCGCGTTATTTGTTAGATCGAAAATAGGCGAAATCATGTCCATAGAAGATTTATCGATTGGCATATATTTAATCAAATTGTTAGTACATAATAACATATTTTTAGTTTGTCCTGGATTTCTTTTAATCATTACATACAATGAAATGGCGAATAGTGCGACCATCCCCATTTGATAATATTTCTTATAGGAAACGAATACTTTGCTGTATTTTCCGTCATGGTATATGTTATATAGTAGAAATCCAGCGATGCCGAAAATAAGTAATTCTAGCTTCATTGATATGTTAGTATATATTGCGATTATATTATCTTTTTTTGAGACTTCTTTTCTTGAGACTTCTTTTCTTAATGCTCTTGTTAATAGACCCACCCACTTCTTTTATACCCACTTCTTTTATATGAGATGTGTCGATTTTTTTCAATGATTCGAAATAATTTACCGAAGTGTTAGATTGTCCAGGTTTATTAAAATTCGCAATTATTCCATTTAAAGACTGTAATTCGGTGGCCAATTTATTGATATTAATGACCTCTGTTGGCGTTTCGAATAAAAAATGTATTATAATATATTTTATTTTTTGAATAAATTGGCTATAACCTGTATTCTCTTTTTCTTTTTCTTTTTCTTTGTTTTCAAATACTTGTTGTATATGATCTAAAAATACCATGTAAAGCATAGTAAGACCCCATACATCGATATTTTTCAAGAAGATTTCATTGAAATATGCTAACAAATTTAACTTGTTTTTATTATTATTATTATCTTTGGTAGTATATTTAAACAAAATCTTCGAAATATATTCGACAATATAATAATAGGTAAACTCATATTCAATCACATGATCCTTTACCCTTTTGTTTTCAATCGCATACAATTTGTTAAAAGATAGGTGCTTAACAATGGAATTGATTGTCTTTAGATGTCCTGCACCTCTGATTTTATTCCAATAAAAGATGTAATTAATTACGAATTCTCTAATCGCGTAGTAATTAAGTTCCTGGTTCTCGGAATTTTCCAGAAATTTCCCATATTTTTCCAGAAATTTCTTGTTAAATAGGATGACAGAAAACGGCACATTGAACTGAAAAGGGCGCCGATCCAACTTATCTGGTATACCGGTCGTGTCTTTTTTGTATATAGACAAACCCCAGTCGATGAGACGAGAAGTAGGATTGGCGTCGCTAGACCCCTCACCTTGAACCAATATATTCGATCCCTTGACATCACAATGATATAGCTGTGCTCTATTCATGGGCTCAATGCCATTAACTAACAAGTCAATCAGAGAATTATTTAGTTCCGTGTAATCTTTTTGGACCCTTTTAGAGTCTGTAATAGAAAACACATAATCGTCCACATCGACACCGCCATCTGGCATATTTAGCGCCATAATCTTGCCCAAATTTTGGTTGATATTGGCCGCAGTATACTTTTTCTTTTTTAACGCGCTACATTTATCATCAAATGCTTCTAAATCCTCCTTTGTTAGTTCTGCGGGGTCGCAAATGCTAAAATTGTCTACTAGAAAATAGTTTTGATAATTAGGAATCTTATCTAGTATGGCCTTGAACACGCGGATTTGTTTGTATTCGTCTTTAGCATGCCGAGTTGTCATTAATTTGGTCACCAAATTTTTAGATGTTTTGTCGTAATTCAGCGTATTTTTACATTTTAACGCGGGCTTAAAAAGGCAACCGAAACCTCCGGAGGTTAGGACTTTACCTCCGTCAAACTTATTAGCATCGTCAAACTTACATGGTTTCCATCCTTTTGTCCTTATCTTTTTACGGGTCTTTTTGTTAGTTCGTTTCATTAATTCTTATATAATATGGATATAATAATTAATCATTTTTTGTTATTTTTTGTTATTTTATTTATCATTTATTTATCATTTATTTATCATTTTCTTCTTAGAAGCTTTTTCTTTCGACTCTTCTTTGTCTTCCCCTTCTTTGACTTCCCCTTCTTTGTCTTCCCCTTCTTATTTCGACTCTTCTTTGACCTTCGTTTTCTTCCCTTTGTTTTTCTACCTGCCAACATAGACAATTTGGTATCTAACTCCATATCCATAGATGATGATGTTCTTTCTTCAATATCTAATCCTATAGATTTTAAGCTAGCAATGTTTTTTTCTGGCATCCTAGAAATTTCCAAGATAGATTGTTTTGTTTCTTTTTTTAAAGCTTCATCCACCGTATTTTTATTTTTATTTGTTAAAAATTTAGTAAATAGCATTAAATAACTATTTAATTCTGCTACAACTTGAGACAATAATTTATTTAAATTTTTTTTTTCAATATCTGGTGTTTCAGTATTATTACCTGTATTTGAACCAATATCAATATCAGGACTAGTTGTATCAGGATTAGTCGTTTGATTTGATATTTTATCATATAATACTTTTATGTATTTTTTTGCGTCTGCTTCCTTATCGGCATTAAAAGTAGATAATTTAGGAAGTATATTTAAAATAGTTTCTAGTTCGCTCATCTGGCGTATTTTATTTTTTAAACTTATAATTTTTGAATTATCAGTATTTTTATCAATTTTATCAATTTCAGTTTGTAATCTTGTTTCATTCATTTTAAACATGAATAATGCGTTTTGTAACATTTCTTTACGAGCAGTGTTCGCTAACTCACCAGTGTCGTCATTCCGTAATATATAAGGTTCGATAAAAATTAAAATTTTTTTAATTAATTTATCTACTATTTTATCCAACGCATCATTGTATTTAATAAGATTACTTTTTTGAGTTGAATCAAATTTGAAATAGGATTTCCATCCGTTAGTAGCGCCATCAATTTTTTCGTTCATCATTTCTGTTAATTTTTGCATCCCTTCAACGGTATTCCACTCGTCTGAATTTAAGTAGGTTAAAATTTCTTCTGTTGTTTCTCCACCTCTTTGTCTATATAATTTGTACTTTTTTCCACCAAGAATTGCCGATGCCGATACAATAATTCCTGATAAAATACTTAGCATTTCCAGTTGTTCTGATGTTGTGGCTTGATTAATTTCGACTAGGTTAATCAGTTCTTTCTGAAAAAATGTAGTTAAGTTAGCTTTCAAATCTTCGATAGATGCGATAAATTTTGTTATGTTATTTTTGTCTTCTTCTTTTGAAGAAACTAACATTTTGTTTAAAATTAAAATAATAACATCAAAATAACCTATTATTTTTGATGCTATACGGGATGTCAGCTTTTCGATTTCAGGGGTTAATATTTGATTTTGTGTAGTTTCATCCATCTTTATAGTTTCATCCATCTTTATAGCTTCATTATTCATCTTTATAGCTTCATCATTCATCTTTATAGCTTCATCCATCTTTATATATCACCCATATTATTTATTATACAAATAAGTAATTAGACCCGTCGTAAACAAAACAAATATAATATAAATGATTTTCTCCCGCCACTTATTATATTCCTTTACCTGCGTATCTTTTGGCTTATATTGCTCATAATAACTAACAAAAAAATCATTCAAAGATATACGAGGTTTTTCCAATTTATCGTTTATTTTATTGTGAATAAAGTGCATCCAACGAATGAACGAGCTGCGATCATCTAAATAAGCGGTTACCGGATATTGGTCCAACAATTTGCTAAAATTGTTTCCAATCGCTTCCACCGGCAAAAATAGCGGCAAATTCTGGACAAAATCATAATATTTCTTCTTTGTTACATCATTGGGGTGATGCGGATATGTCATCGCCATTGTATGTAAAACAAACCAAAAGTGGGGACCCCATATATCTGGATCTAACTGAAAAGAATCGACTTTTTTAAAATGATGTGTTGCTAAATTAGGCATTATTATATTATATTTTAAAATTATTATTATTGTTAAACTTAATTTCCAAAGGCTACTATTCCAAATTCAGTAGGTTGAGGAGATCTGTCTGCAGTATAACTAATATATAGAACTCCATTTGGATCAATAGCAGGAGTTGAATATATATTGTTAGGATTGAAACTAATTATATAAGACCACAAAGTAAAACCAGTTTCTATTTTAATACAAGAAAAAGTATAATTTATATTATTATATATATATATATTTTCATTATTATCAATAACAGGACTAATAAAACTAAAATCACCGCTATAAACATATTTTAGATTTCTATTTGGATAATAAACATAAAATCCAGTAGTTGTTCCAATAAAAATATTACCATTTTTATCAATAATTGGACTGCAACCTGAACAATCTCCATTTGAAATTGTTTGTATAATGACACCAGTTTTATAATTTACATATTGTAATCCTACTGAAGACCCTATATAAATATTACCTGTTTTATCAAAAGCTGGTGTAGAATATATACAAGCCTTTACAAGTTCACTCCACCAATTAATTTCGCCATTAAAATTTATAGAAAATAATCCATCATCAGAACCACAATAAATTGTATTATTGTTAATTGAAAAGCACCAACCATTTAAAACTGCAATTTCATCAAATGAAACTTTAAGTAATATGGACCATTTTATTGAACCGTCACTTGGATTAATAGCAAAAAACCCATTTTCTTTTGTTCCGGTATAAATAATTCCGTTACAGTCGATTACAATAGAAGCGTCATCGCCATTTCCTATAGTGTTATTCCATTTTAGAGATCCATCAGGATTTATTGCATACATTCCTACTTCACTTGTAAAATAAATTGTGCCATCTGAACCAATTGTAGGATTAGAATACTGTGTATTTTCTGATACTTCATAAGTCCAATTTATAGTGCAATTAGAGTTAATAGAATATAATCCACCATTATTACCAAAATTTTTATTAAAACATATATAAATATTTCCATTTTTATCAATAACAGGTGAATTTCCTGTAGGATCGTGGGGTAATGATAAAACCCATTTTACATTATTTGTTAAAGGACCTTTAAATGCTGATATACCATCATAATTAATACCTCTGTAAAATGGCCATGGACTGCTTTGTTGATAATTATTACAAATAGGAGGAGTAGGAGGAGAAGGAGGAACAAATTGAAATAAACAATAAAGAGGATCCGCTGATGTTCTAGCGCAATAATTATATGGTCGATTAATAGATCCAACTGTGTTTCTGATTTTACCTAGTCCGACTGAATAACGATTTCTTCCACCATAAGCATTTAAATTTCCAGTAGTTCTAAATCCTGTATACATATATTAAATCAATAATTTAATATAAAAACAAATGTGTTTAAACATATAATACTATATTAAACATAGTTTAAATATGATTAAAAATAATGTATGTAATAATTGTGGAAAACTAGGTCATCTATTTCATCAGTGTAAATTGCCTATTACTAGTTATGGTATTATCTTATTTAGTTCGTCTGACCAAGGCCTAAAATTTTTAATGATACGGCGCAAAGATAGCTTCGGATATATCGACCTATTAAGAGGCAAATATATCCAGCACAATGTAGAACAGCTGCAAAACATTTTCAACGAAATGTCGCTCGGGGAAAGAGAAAAGGTCCGATTGAACAATTTCGAAACATTATGGAAACAAATGTGGGGCAATATTCCTCAAAGCGCTCAATATAGGAGCGAAGAATTGGCGAGCCAAAAGAAATTCGATACCCTGAGAAACGGCATTCAGATTTATAGTAATGAAAATTGTTCAGAAGTTTCTTTAGAAACATTAATAAATGGATGTAGCACCGCTTGGTTAGAAACCGAATGGGAATTTCCTAAAGGCAGGCGCAATTTTTTAGAAAAGGATCTAGATTGTGCTCTAAGAGAATTTGAAGAAGAAACTGGGATTCAAAAAAAAGATTTAACCATAATTGAAAACATTATTCCCTTTGAGGAAATATTTATAGGTTCAAACCATAAATCATACAAGCATAAATATTTTTTAGCATTTATGGATACTAACCAGGCAAAACCAATTTCATTATATAATTATCAGCAATCGGAGGTGAGCAAAATAGAATGGAAAAGTTTAGACGAGTGCTTGGAGTCTATTAGGCCTTATAATTTAGAGAAAAAACAATTGATTATTAATATCAATAAAGTATTACAAGAATATCGAATCTATTGACAAAATATTTATATTGACAAAATATTTATATTGACAAAATATTTATATTGACAAAATATTAGAAAATATAGATTATATATAAGTAATGAGTTTTTCAATTAAAAAGGATAAAAAGAAAAAGGAAAAAGACAAGGAATTAGAAGACAAAGAATGTAAAAACCCTAGTCAAAAATACAGTAAAAAATGTAATACTAATAGCCGATTGCTAGAAAATGAAAATGAAAACAGACTAGACTTAGCAGAACATCCCGACGACAACGCATTTCTATACCCAACATTAAATGACCCAAATTTCAACAAGAAAATTGCCGAAAAAAAAGAGTTTAGCGATACCAAATATGACGGAACCATTTATAATGTCAAGGAATATGCCGATATTTTAAGTAAAGCCGAATTCGAACTTCTACCACAGCAAGCATTCGTTCGCAATTTCATGTCATTTCAGACACCATATAATAGCTTGCTATTGTTTCATGGTCTGGGGTCCGGTAAAACATGTAGCGCCATCGGAGTATGCGAAGAGATGCGCGATTATTTGAGACAAATGGGAATCAATAAGCAGATCATTATTGTAGCCAGTCCCAATGTCCAGGACAATTTTAAACTACAGTTGTTCGATGAACGCAAATTAAAAGAAGTGGACGGGCTGTGGACTATAAAGGGATGTTTAGGAAACAAATTGCTCAAAGAAATTAATCCTACTGGCATGAAAGGGTTGAAAAAGGATAAAATAATACAGCAAGCAAAAAGTCTTATCAATGCGTCTTATCAGTTTGCTGGTTATTTACAATTTTCCAATGAGATTGCGAGATATGCTGATTTAGATAATCTAGAAGTTAGCCAAGAAACCAGAATACGCAATTTACAGCACATATACAACAATAGCTTAATTGTGATCGACGAGGTTCACAATATACGCATTGCCGACGACAATGAGAATAAAAATGTGGCGAAGAATTTGACCTACTTGGTAAATGTAGTAGACAATTTGCGTCTTTTGCTGTTATCTGCTACGCCGATGTTTAATAGTTACAAGGAAATCATATGGTTAATTAATTTGATGAACATGAATGACAGAAGAGGAATTGTAGGGATCGCGGATATTTTTGACAAGAATGGCGAATTTAAAAAGGGCGCGGATGGGCAAGAAACGGGGAGAGATATGCTGATTCGAAAGATAACGGGATATGTCTCGTATGTTAGAGGTGAAAATCCATATTCATTCCCTTTTAGAGTTTATCCAGAGCAATTCGCTCCTGAACATACATTCAAAGTGGATTCCGAATATCCGAAATGTCAGATAAACGGAAAGAAAATTCCGGAGGATAGGAAAATTCAAAAACTTAGTTTGTTCCTGACGAAAATCGGCGAATATCAGGAGTTGGGTTATAGATATATTGTAGATCGATTAAGAGCAAGACCTTCGACTGCGAAACCGACAAGAACGGGTAAAATTAAAAATATGCCTAGCTTTAATAGTTTAGCTTCATTCGGCTACACCGATTTGATGCTCCCAATTGAAGCATTAAATATAGTTTTCCCTTTGTTAGATGGAGAATTAGAAGAACTAACAAAGGACATAAAGGACATAGAATGTCAAGAGGAGGAAGAAGAAGATATTATTGACATCTCCCCAGTTCTACAGGGGATAGAACTGGATATCGTGGAAGAGATAGAGGAGGTTTTATCAGAGGGACCTAAGCCGGAAAAGAGCGTTAAAGTAATAAGCAGCGCGACAATAAGCAACGGCAACGGAGAACTAGAATCTGAACCAGCAGTAACAGAGGGGTTAGATGCCGATCCTGACTTATTCGACGAAGTTTTTGAGATTGATGATAATAGTGTTTCTAAATTTAAAAAGGCGAATAAAACGGATAAATCAGATAAATCAGATAAAACAAAGGAAGAGCTAGTTTTTGATGAAATCGTTGAACCTGAACCTGAAGCTGAAGCACCAGCAGCAACATCTTTTTCAAAGTCTATTATTCCTAGCAGCAGTAGAAGAAGTAGTAGCAGAAGTAGCAGCAGCAATAGTAGCAGCAAAAGTAGCAGCAAAAGTAGCAGCAATTTACACATAATTGAAGGAGAAACAGAATCAAAAGCCCCTACCGAACTTAACCCAGTAAAAACCAGCTCTGTATCTGGTCTGAGCGTCGCGAAATCAAAATCCAATTCCGATTCCGATTCCACACAAAAATCCCTAGAAAGTTATTTAAGTTCCGTTGGTTCTTTATCATCCAAGGGTGGCGCTAAAAAAAAGTTATTTATAAATCCCAAGGAATTAACTGGAACAGAAGGCTTAAAGCGCATAATGGATTACACGGATTCAAAAACGCCAGCCGCAAAAGGCGCATTTGAATACAAAGCAGGAGCCCCGCATATTTTCGAACCAGATGAAATCGGTAAATACAGCGCTAAAATTAAAAATGTATGCGACTCGATTTACAACTCTGCTACAAAAGATGTCGCCGAAGGTATTATTCTAATTTATTCAGCCTATATCGATTCTGGTATATTGCCAATGGCTTTAGCCCTGGAAGAAATGGGATTTACTCGATATAACAGCAGCAATAAAGCAAAACCATTATTTAAATCTTTAACAACCCCTGTCGTAGATGTCAGAACAATGCGAGTTCCTTCTGTAAAAAAAGATTTCAAGCCTGCTAGATATGTCATGATTACTGGAGATCCGCGCATATCGCCGGACAATGACGCGGATGTAAAAGCAATCACAAGCGACGATAATATTTTTTTAAAGGATGAAAATGGCAACAAAATCGACATCAGTGGAAACAAAATCAAGGTGGTTTTAATATCCCAAGCAGGATCAGAAGGTTTGGACTTCAAGGCTATTCGGCAGATACATATATTAGAACCATGGTATAACATGAATCGGAATGAACAAATCATAGGCAGAGGGGTGCGTAATTTTTCGCACAAGGATTTGCCGTTTGAAAAACGGAATGTTCAGATATTCTTGTATGGGTCGATACTTAAAAACGCGCTTGAAGAAACGGCGGATTTATATGTTTACCGCATTTCTGAAATTAAAGCGGTTAAAATTGGTAAAGTTACGAGACTTCTTAAGGAAACCGCGGTAGATTGTATCATTAATCACGACCAAACAGAATTCACTCCGGAAAATTTCAAGGAAATTCCGGAGAATAATCATATTGCTCAAATGCTTTCTACTGGGCTAGAAATCGAAGATTTCCAAATTGGGGATATGCCTAATTCCGCGAATTGCGATTATATGTCTACATGTGAATTCAAATGCTTACCTGTAAAAGACGAGGAATCCGGCGCAAGTGATTTGGAAGGAATAGAAGGAATAGAAGGAATTAAAGGAATTAAAGGAGAAGAGTCGGGTTTCAAACTAAATTACGACACCTATAACGAAGCATTTATGTTAGTTAACTCTGACAAAATCATTCAGAGAATAAAGGCACTAATGAAGGAGAAATTTTTCTATAAAAAGCTGGAGTTGCTTCAACTTATTAATAAAAACAAAAAATATCCCACGGTTCAGATTTACGCGGCATTAACCCAAATCATAAATGATAATACAGAATATATTTCTGATAAATATGGAAGAACCGGATATTTAGTAAATATTGGAGACTATTATTTGTTCCAGCCTAGCGAACTTAATTTCAAAAATATATCTATTTATGATCGTTCCGTGCCTTTAGATTATAAACACGACATGATACAGTTTGAAATGAAAAATGCGGCCGTAAAACCGGTTATCGATAAACGATTATTGAATGAAAAAGACATTGGCGAAGTCGAGGATTTCTCAAAAGGAAAGGAAATACTAACGACGATGTTTTCGAATTTTATTTTAGCAACAAGCACAAAAGTAATTGAAAGAGGTAATAAAAATTGGTATGAGCTTTGTGGAATCGTTATGAGAAAACTGGTTGAAGAAGACGGTATTGATAAAAACGCATTAGTTAAATATGTGATTGAGCATATTGTAGATACCCTCATGTTAAATGATAGAATATATTTGATGAATTATGTGTGGTCCAGTTCAGATTTTAATAATATTATATCGGATGCGAATTTCAAATTCTTCTCTAAAAATGTTCAGAAATATTTACATTCAAAAATAATAGACTATAAAAAAATAAAGGCGGTGGTTATCTATGATGGTCCATCTAGTATAGAAAATCTCCAGATTTTTACATTAAACAGCGATAATGTTTGGTTACCCGCTGAACCAGAAGACAGGCGAACTTTAGGCTCTGAAATAGATCGAAGATATAAACTTAATGGCAAGGGTAAACTTAAGGGGAAAGAATTTTTGAATAAATATGTAGGATTTATCGGATTCGAAAGTGCTAAAAAATACATGGTTTACAAGGTAAAAGATACCGCAAATGAAAGAAGTAATGGATATCGATGCGACCAGGCCGCTAAAGACAAGGTTATTGGCGTTTTAAATGACATAGAAGGAACCGATAGGTTTTTAAACAAGGAAACAAAAGATAGCGCAGTCGAGTTATGTGTGAGACAAGAGTTAATTTTAAGACATAAACAAAAGGAAGAGGAGGATGCGATTTGGTTCTTAAATACAGAAACTGCTATTTATAATGAATTTGAAAAGAAGGATAAAAAATAAGGATATAGACTTATGCTAAACTAACAAATAAATAAATTCTTATATAATAAAATTGAAAATTATTTAAATATTAATATGTATATTATCTAATAGAAGTATAATGAATCCACAAGCTAAAGCAAATAGACCCAGAAATCAACAATATAAACAAAGAGAGATTCGAACTGTTTACAGTTTATCTCAAATTACTAAAAAAATAGCACTGCCAATAGGTTCGATCGGGCGAAATTTACAGCAAACTATAGAAGAAACCATTGCGGCAATGGTAGAAGGGCGGTGCATCGTTGAAGGCTATGTGAAACTACATAGTGTCAGAGTAATCACCTATTCGAGTGGACTTATAAAAGGAACAGACGCAGTTTTCGATGTCGTATTTGAATGCGAAGTTTGTTTTCCAGTAGCAGGCATGTTATTCAATTGTGTTGCGAAAAATATCACCAAGGCCGGCATTCGAGCAGAGAGCGGGGATGAAATACCGTCACCGTTTGTATTGTTTGTAGCCCGAGATCATTATTATGCTAGCGATTATTTCAATTCGATTGAGGAAAATGAGAAATTTACGGCCAAGGTTATCGCACAGCGCTTCGAGCTAAATGACAAATATGTGTCTATTATTGCTGAATTGGTGACGCCTAAAAAGAGGGAGCAATCGAATCCGAATCCGAATTTTAAACCTAGATTAGATTTTGAGGAATAATTATGTTTGTTATTAGGTGTTTGTTTGTTTGTTAGTTAGTTTATTTGTTAGTTTATTTGTTAGTTTGTTAGTTAGTTTATATAATTTTTTATATTAAATATTATATAAGATGCTTAAGTGGTTTAGATCATTGAAATTTTTTGCGCGCGAGCCAAAGGTAGAGGATGTTCTTGAGCTAAAGGTAGAGGAAGTTCTTGAGCCAAAGGTAGAGGAAGTTCCTGAGCCAAAGGTAGAGGAAGTTCCTGAGCTAAAGGTAGAGGATGTTCCTGAACTAAAGGTAGAGGATGTTCCTGAACTAAAGGTAGAAGTAGAAGTTATTGAACTAAAGGTAGAGGAAGTTTCTGAGCTAAAGGTAGAGGATGTTCTTGATCTAAAGGTAGAGGAAGTTATTGAACTAAAGGTAGAAGTAGAAGTTATTGAACTAAAGGTAGAAGTTGTAGAATAAAGTAAATTTTAATGTTATTATTAAAATAATATTAAAAGCATCTATTCATAATATATAAATGGATTACGGCTATAATAAAACGAACAATATTCGAGAAATTATTGAAAGTATGTCAAAGTTCAATCAGATAGAAATTCTTAGGATCATAACTAGACACAAAGAGATTATTATTAATGAAAACAAATACGGCATTCATATCAATCTAAGTGATATTAAAAATGAAATATTGGATGAGTTGTTAGTTTATACTAATTATGTAGCTACCCAAGAGTTAGAATTGAATAATATTGAGAAGCAAAAGGAGAGCTATAAGAATACATATTTCTTAAAAGATAATAAAGATAATTTCGGAAATAATAATAACAAACATGCATCATAATACATCCTCATTAACATCCGAGCAGATGAATGAACTAAAAATGATTTCTAATCCGGATGGACGCTACGCTAAATTCATGTTTACCAGTAAAAATTTACGACAGTCGGTAAAGCATCTCATTGATTTTGAAGGACCTTTAAAATCCACACAAGAACCGGGTACTATAAAAAAAACATTGACTCGTGAAAGTAAGGATGTAACCCCCTTAAAACCAAAAGACACCATATACAAACCTGGTAAATCAGATAAACATGGCAAGAGAGATTCCCTTTTTTGGTGCTTTTATATTTTGAAATATGGATTATCTAAATATGAAATGGAAGTAGGGAACCAGCATTTTACAATCGAAAAACAAGAAAAATTCAAATATATTGACGAAATACGAAAGACTACTAACAAAGATTTATTAAAAACACATAAAATTAAACCATTCAGTTTATTAGAAGATGATTTAGCGAATCAAGAACGCATCTCAATCAAGACATTTTTTGCCCTGTGTATAATAGAAAACATAAATATACTATTAATCGACAAACGAAAGGTATATGAAATAATAATGTCAGATGACCCGAAAATACATGTTGTTCACAGAAATAGCGTCTCATATGAGCATCATATCGAATTAGATATTACCGCCTCGGCGATAAATGTATATAAAGAGACCTACTACAAAATGTCATCTTTTGATGTTAGTTTGAAGTCAATGGCATCATATAAGGTCGAAGAACTTATAGAATTATGTAAAAAATTAAGTGTAGATTTAGAACCCTCTAAAAAGAAATACTTGAAAAAAGATATTTATGAATTATTGGTACAAAAATTTTAGAATTATTGGTACAAAAATTTTAGAATTATGACAAAAATTTTAGAATTATGACAAAAAATTGAATAATAATAATAATATAAAAATATGTTTATTAATATATATAATCATGGATACTAAAAAGAAACCTACTAAAGAAGACATCGAATATGCTAAAAAAAGGCTAGCAGAATCAAAGCAAAACGCTGCTAATTATGACGAACAAGTTATAAGGGAAAAAAAAGAGCGGCTTCTGGAAGAGAAAAACAAGCCTTATATTCCGCCAAAGGATAGAAAGAAAAACCAAGCGCCTGCAACCACGCTCGAAAAATCATCATTTGAAGATATAAAAATTCGGTCATCTTCTTCAGATTTGCCAATTAACAAGGGTATAAAATTGAAAGCATCAGAAGTCGAAAAAATAGAAGCCGTCAAACCAGGGGCATGGGATGATTATAATCCCGATTTATATGATCCAAAAAAAAATCAAACAGGGTGGTTTGAAGGCGATTTAAAAGGAAACCCAGATGAAGTCCTTATTATAGAAGGAAAAAAAGGGATAGAAGGAGTAGAAGGAAAAAAAGGAATAGAAGGGGAAAAAGGAATAGAAAAGGGAAGAAAAGACCGATATGAAAAAAGAAAACCGGCGGATCCAAAGATTCAAATTGTAAAAATTACAAATTTACTGCTAAAAACCGAACCGGGAAAATATAAAGATGTTGAAATGGAGGTTAAATTTGGGACACGCGGCATTAAACGCATCACCAAGACCGATTACGACAACGTGATTAAAAAACTGAGTTCACTTGGATTTAAAACCGTCAATCCAGAAGGAACCTACACGCTAAAAATCCAACCAGAGTTTTTAGATATGAAATCAGGCATGTTTAAAATAGCCAGAGATTTTGATAGATTACGAGTTGAAATAAATGGCATCAATAATATACAAGAATATTGTAAAAATGGAAATATCCAAAAAATGCTGGAAGGCGCCATACCCAACATCATTTCCATCATGAAAAAAATGGATGTTATAGAAAACGAAGAACCAGTTCAGTCAGCAGATTTCAATGATTTCAACTTCAGAGTCACCTATAAAACGGAAGAAAATGTAGGCATATATAGTAAACTTGCCAAAGAATTGATGTCAAATTGGGACAAAACTAAAAAGCAATTTCGATACTTAAATCGTGTGACATTTGCGCATCCAGATTTGCCGTTTTCAGTCGATCTCAGTATAGTTCGTTCATCGACAAGGGACGATAAAGGGCAACTAATAAAGACTTATAATGCCATCGAGTCCAATGTTTTCAATAATCAAGAATCATATGAAATCGAAATTGAGGTAAATAACGACGAGGCGAAGCAAAAATACATAAAGGCTGAACTTTTGATTGCGGATATACAAAAGATATCTAAATTTGTGTTATGTGGTCTACAAAAAACCAACTATCCCATTTCTTATCCAGAGCAAAAACAAGCAATCGCCGACTATATGAAATTGCTTCACGAAGAAGAAGCGAAAAAACGAGGACAAGAATATGTCTCAAAGGATCGCGCATATCCAAACGATTTTATCGGTCCCAGTTCAAAAACCTTACAAATTAAAAACATAGGGCCGGTGAATCCGGACATGGTTGTGCCAAATATTACTGCGCCATTTTCGTATTGCGTGACAGACAAAGCAGACGGAGACAGACATCTCATGTTTATTAATAGTAAGGGCAAAATATATTTAATTAATATGCTGATGGAGGTTATATTCACTGGCGCGAAAACCGAAGAACAACGGTGCTTTAATTCTATTATTGATGGAGAGTTAATTTTACATGATAAAAATCGCGCATTTATCAACACATTTGCGGCATTTGACATATACTTTGCGTCATCAACCAATTTAAGGTCTCGACCATTCGTCGAAGTCCCATATAAAAATAAAAAGATATTTGAACAAAGTTGTAGATTACCTGTTTTGAAGGAGTTTATGTCGATTTTGAAACCTAGCTCTATTTTGGCTCAGCGAATCAGCATTGGGGAAGCAGTAATAGGAGAATATAAAAATAATACTACTAGCAAAAGTCCGATGAATTTCATTACAAAGAATTTCTACCCCTCGTTTGAGGTGGCTGTATCGAAGAAAAAGAGCACAGAAAAGGACTCGGGCTTAGCAGAAGCAGAAGCAGAAGCAGAAAGAGACGCCAGTTATAATATATTTGCCGCCTGTAACTTTATTCTTCGGCGAGTAGCGGATAATTTATATGAATATAATACGGATGGTCTTATATTTACCCATACATTGTTTGGTGTAGGAGGGAATAATGTTCTAGAAGCGGGTCCATTGAAAAAGGTAAGATTGGATTATTCGTTTAAGTGGAAACCGTCAAAATACAATACTATAGATTTTCTGGTAACGACGAAAAAGGGGGCGAATAGTCAAGATATTACAACCCCTATATTTGAAAATGGGTTCAATGTAAAGCAGTCGGTTCAATTCAATCAATACAAGACATTAATTCTACAAGTTGGATTCGATGAAAAACGACACGGCTACATAAATCCATGCCAAGATGTATTGGACGATAAATTGCCAGAAGTATCTAACGAAGAAAATGAAGAAACCTATAAAAGAAAACAATTCTTTCCATCAGACCCATTTGATGTCAATGCGGGACTATGTAATATAATGCTCGAAACTGACGCTAACGGTAATCCGCAAATGTTTACGGAAGAGCGTGAGATAATTGGCGACGAGACCGTTGTAGAATTTCGTTACGACTTGAGCAGAGAAGGTTTGTGGAAGTGGATTCCATTGCGCGTCAGATACGACAAAACAACGGAATTCAGAAATGGCAAAATTAGCTGCAATGACTATGATACAGCAAACGATAATTGGTATTCGATTCATAATCCGATTAGTGAAAGAATGATTGCGACCGGTCAAGATATTCCTGAAGAAATTTTGTCAGATGAAATCTATTACAATCGTGTCACTAGCGAGAAGCTGACTATGGGTCTCCGCGATTTTCACAATTTGTTTGTCAAGAAAATTCTGATTCGCAATGCGTCGAGAAATGGGAATATCTTGATTGATTTTGCTTGCGGCCAAGGCGGCGATCTGCCGAAATGGATTGCGGCGAACCTATCCTTTGTATTCGGTATCGATATTTCCAAAAATAATATTGAGAATCGTGTTAGCGGCGCATGTGCTCGCTATTTGTCATTTAGAAAGGATTTTCAGACGATGCCTTATGCTTTATTTGTTGTCGGAAATAGCGCATTAAATGTGCGTTCGGGCAAAGCGATGGCGACAGATAAGGGAAATGCGATTACGCAATCGGTCTTTGGCCAAAATGCGCCGGATAAGAGTCTAGGGCCGGCTGTTAAGCGGCAATACGCGAAGGGCGAACCGGGATTTGACATATCATCATGTCAATTCTCGATCCATTATATGTTTGAAACCAAGCACACTTTTTACAATTTTATGAGAAATGTGGCGGAATGTACGAGAGAAGGCGGGTATTTTATCGGCACCTGTTATGATGGCAAAACGATTTTCAATAAACTGAAAACAAAGCAACAGGGGGATGGGGACACTATTTATCATAATGAGAAAAAGGTGTGGTCGATGAGGAAAGATTATGATGCGATTTCATTTGAAAATAACATTAGCTCATTGGGTTACAAAATTTCGGTATACCAGGAATCAATCAACCAGACGATTCCAGAGTATTTAGTGAATTTCGATTTCTTGGTAGAAACGATGTCTAATTACGGGTTTCGACTGCTTCCACGAGATGACGCAAAAAAGATTGGCCTGCCAGAGGGCAGCGGTCTATTTGTTGAAATGTATAATAAAATGATGGATGAAATCCGGAAATTTCCCAAGATGGAGAAGGAATACGGGATGGCGCCTACTATGATGGATTATGAGAAGCGAATCTCGTTTCTAAATAGATATTTTGTGTTTCAAAAAATAGCAACGCGCAATGTGGAGAAACTAACAAAATCTATTTTAGAGCAATTGCCGGATGAAATAGAGTTCGAAGAAAAGCATACCTCTATTGCTCAGAATGTGGTGAAAAAAGTGGATGAGGAATTAAAGCCAAAGGTGAAAAAACTGAAGAAGAAACTTTTGTTACAAGGGCAAGATGTGGAACTTAATATTGAAGAGGAAGCCGCCGCGACATCAGCAGTAGAAGCAAAAGAAGTGACAAAAGAAGTGACAAAAGAAGTAGAAGTAGCAAAGGATAAAAAAGTTAAAAAGACAAAGAAGATTGAACTAGATATAATGGAATCAAACGATAAAGATAAGGATAAGGATAAGGATAAGGATAAAAAGAAGACAACGAGAAAGAAAAAAGTATTATCTGGTGACATTGACATCGAATAACCAAAGAATAAACTTATAGTTGTAAAAAAAAGATATAAATAATTGTAAGTATTATATAATAATGAATTATTACATATTACCAAAAAATAATCTAGCTCCCAACATTTTTTTATCGACAAATTCGAAACAAGTCATGCCATTCGTTTCATACAGTTTAATTTACCATTTAAACGACATATATTCAAATATATTAAAATTAGAACCCCAATTAGATACAGAACAAAAGCCACATATAACCATCGAATATATAAATAAAATAGTGAATCCATTCGAATTTATACACACTAATGTACCAGGAACCATTTTATCCGTCAGCAAAGTCAAGCCAGAATCCAGCCTATTTTTTGATTTAATGGAAATATTCCAAATTTGTAATATAACCGAATTTTTATCCGAAATGTCTAAAATAAACATAGCGAATTTTACGCCCAATTTTACTTCGACCAACTACCTGTTAAATATGTTGCGCGAAGACAATGAAGATATCACGGTGAACGAATCATTTGATTTCGATGTTTTATGCGAAAAATACATAAAAGGGGCCGTGGTAATGAAAATAGATTTAATGATTTTTGAATTTAAAGACGAAGATTATATGGATATAAATCAATACATCAAAAATGTGTTGTTAACTTTTTATCTAATTATAAAATATCAGGCCGCTAATGGGAGCGCAATCATCAAACTGGAAAATATATTTTACAAGGTAATAGTAGATATTATTTTATCATTGTCTAGTATATATAAAAAGGTGTATTTAATTAAACCATCTATTAGCAGAATAACAAAGGGGGAGCGATATATTATTTGTAATGATCTCGATTATGATTTAATAACTAGAACAAATATACTTGAGCAATTGGAAGAAAAAATAAAAGGGGTTTTGCTTAACAGTGGCCCTGTAAATATTCATTCCTTTTTGAAAAATGAGATTCCATATTATTTTTTAAATAAAATAGAAGAGTCTAATGCGGTAATTGGTCAGCAGCAATTGGAATCATATGACCAAATCATTAATATTTTTAAAAATAAAAATAAGGAGGACAAGATAGAGAGTCTGAAGCGCAATCACATACAAAAATGTATTCAATGGTGTGAGAAAAATCAAATACCTCACAATAAATTTACCGACAAAATAAACATTTTTTTAAATACAAGGCGCAAGGAATGTGAGGATTGTTTGTTTCCGCTTCACCATAGTTTTATCTAAGGTTATTTAAGGTTATTTAAGGTTATTTAAGGTTATTTAAGGTTATTTAAGGTTATTTAAGGTAAAGTAGAACCGACATAATTTCCTGCGGAATGTTGAAATACAGTAACATAAGTATTTATCTCAGCTCCTGTCTTTTTAGAGCATATTTGTTTATTTTGAGATTGACCTTGAAAGAAGAACGGGTTTCCCGAATAGGTCGATGCTTGGCACGCCGGGGTTTTAAATTTGTAGATGAATGGAACATTCACTGATTGACCGCTTGATAATTGTGCCTCTAAATTTGCTCCTTTTAGCTTCCTAACGCCAGCCGCGGCCGTGCTAATGGTATCTACATTGAGCTTCAGAATGCGCGTGCTGCTAGAAACACCGCCTTGCTGGGCGAATTGGGGATTATTGGGCTTGTAAATGACCTGCGCGCAGCCCTTAGGATTACTCGGACCTGAAACAATCGACCCATTGTAAGGATCCGCTGCTAATTGATACATATATTCAATTACTAATTTGTATTGGTCTGTGGTTAAAACGCCTTGTAACATTGCGATGAATTGCGAAGGGCTTCGGCCGATTAATGCCAAATAGACGGGTTGTGTAATATATCCTGCGGCCAATAAGGATTTAGATAATTCGTTGATGACTGCGATTTCTACGGCGGTCTCGATGGTGAAATTTGGATTACATTGCGCGACATAGTAGTTCACAATGGAAAGCGGGTCTCCTGGTTTGGAATATTCGAGAATTTTCGCAGTTACAAAAGGGTATGTAAGAAATAGATCCAGAATATTCTGATCAATTGGGCCGCGGATGAAGTTGAATTGCCGCTGTCGAAATGTCTGGCAGCGATTATATAAATACATGTCGGTTGTTTGATAATAATTCTTTTTGACATTAGTATTAGCACCTAACACGCGCTTTCTTGCCTTTCTTTGTTGATTACAGCACAGTAGCGGATTGGTGACATTGGGTTGCGGTTTTTCTGTCAAATTATTAATAGGATACCAGCTAGATACGCCTCCGACTCCTTGACATGTAGAACAGTCTTTGTCGATTTTACTGAAGCTATCGGGTTCGATGCCATCTATATTTAGTTGATTTTCTTTTACTGTAAAGGAACCGGGCATGTCATTTAGTTGAGCGATTAGACCAGTGCCTCCATTGCCGCCGCCAAGTGAAGAACCTAGAGAGGATTTTACTGCGCGATTTATATTATAATTAATCTGACTTTGCTCAATGTATTGGGCAGGATTTGAAGGATCCTGGACGAGGACCGGAATCGGGACAGGGATAACCGTTCCTTTTCTGTAATGCTTGATAGGGCGCGGCAAACCGAATCCAGTCGGAAAAACATTGCCTGGATCATTGTTAGTTAATGGTCTAATATGAGTAGAAGTATTTATAACTGGATTACTATAAATTCCGGCACCCTTCCATGTTTTATAACCACCTTGCGGCAATCTATTATTCCATGAATTCATACCTTGAGGATAGAATGCGGAAGACATTATAAATTATAAAAAGAAAATAAATGTTAGTATATATAATAATGTTAATCAAAATTCTAATAGGGTTTTTTATATGTTTAATAGGGTATCAAATAATTATTACCACCTTTTATAAATCGTTTGAAAATAAAGATTCTGATTTATACGAGGGGTTGGAAAATAATACAACTGATTCTGCTTCTGGAACCGCTTCTGAAACCGGCGAATACAAGCCATACAATACCAATGATCCCAATAATTCTCTAATTTTGGCACAACAGAATGCTGGAAATATAGAAGTTATAAATGGTCGCATGAACAAATTAGATGGAGTAAAGGAAAGAGTAGATACGCTACAGCAAAGTATCGATTCCATGCAAACCCAGATCGACGGATTAGTTCAGCAACAGGCCGATTACGCAAAAGATGTAATGGGGACAGAGGGACCGTCACTCGAAGGCACAGAAGAATATACAGCAAAAGATGTGGAAGAAGAAGATACGGCGAAAACGACCTAATATGAATATAAATATGAAATACTTTGTTAGTTTATCTATACTTTTGTTAGTTATAATTATATATTTATATAAAGTAAATATATAATGTCTACTATATTTGAAGATTCAAGCAAGGCCTCGTTTTTGGGACCAGATTACCCCTATTATAACTACATAAAAGAACCGGCCGCTCTCGGTATGTCAGATAAGGGGACCTTAAAACAATTAGGAAAAAATGTAGATGGCCTAATCGCATATACAGATGTTTTAGTTACTGGCAAATCCAAAGCATCCATTACAGGGAGACCCTTGGGGAACAAATTTTTCTTGCAAACCGGTGGTAAATGTAGCGCCACTTCCGAGGGCGCAAATGGAGAAGAAACACCCAGATATATATACATCAATAATGTTCCAATGGGCAATATTCCCTTTTTAACATCCGCTAGTGGTGTTAGTTTTAGCACCATGTCGGGCTTAATTCCCGGCACAATAAGTAATTTAAACGCATTTAATCCGATTGGCTTGATGCAAGCATTTTTAGCCGGACCGGTTCCCGAATGTCAAGAAATCACAATGGAAGTAATCGATACCTACAATAATAAATCAACCGAGAGTCATTTTGTTTCTTTGGCCGATATTAAAATGATGCCAGCATGTCAGTTTCAAAAAAAAGTGAACCCAGTAACAAATATTAAATGCCGCGAGACATTTACCAACATGGGGAAGACAAATCAGCTAACTTCGAGCCCCTATAATTCCGTCGAGCATCATTTTAAGATACCGAATGATCCAATTGTTCAAGCATATTTCGCTTCATTGGGCGCATTTGGCATTTATTTAATGTATCGATTCATGATTAAGACGAAAATGGTGCCGGAATTAGCATAATTGCTTAATGTCTTTTACTTCTTTTTCTTCGACAACTTCTTTTTCTTCGACAAGTTCTTCGTTTACAACTTCTTCGTTTACAAGTTCTTCGTTTACAAGTTCTTCGTCGTTTTCCTCCCGTAGATTTCATCATGTAGGTCGGCTGTGCTGTAACAGAATCCGTTACCGGCGCCGCATAATATCCAAAAGCGGGGTTTAGACCTCCTTTCATTCTCATAGATTTGGACTTGGAGCTTCGTCTTCCGCCCTGAGGCACTGTTACTGGGGCTTGAGATCCTTGGGTTTGGGCTCCTTGGGTTTGGGCTCCTTGGGTTTGGGCTCCTTGGGCTTGGGCTACTGGGACTTCTTTTTCAGAACTTCCAAAAGGACTGAATGATTTAATTGAATCTAACATAGAACTACTTTCTGTATTTAAGGCTTCTTTTTGTTGTTTTGCCTCATCTGTAAAAGGTTTAATAAATGACAGTGCGTTATCCAAAAATCCAGGGGATTCAGACCCAGCAACGCCTTTAGAATTCATGCTTTTTTGTTCTTGATTCATTTATATTATAATACAAGAAATAATATAAATGAAATATTGTTTTGCCTCCAGCTTTTTTTAAAAGGTGGATTTACGCGCCATTACCATTTTAAAGGCTTCGAACCCAGCTAAACCTCCCGCAACTTGAGCGACAATATAAGGAATCAAATCGGAACGAGGCATTTTGCCAGCATACATCATCGCGATAGAGACCGCAGGGTTAAACGCGCCGCCGCTAATAGCACCACCTAACAAAACAGCTGTCGCTAAAGCCGCGCCAATTGCTAAATAATTGCCGGTAGCAAAAATCACAAAGACAAGAAACATAGTTCCTAAAAATTCAACGATATACTTGTTCATCATCATTTTATATATTATGTATTTAAAAAAAGATAATATAAAATTGAAATATATTTGAAGTAAGGAGAAATAAGTATTACTAAATATTTATCAATACTATTATCAATAAATGGCACTTAGACGAAGCGACAGATTAGCAACTAAATTACACGCAAGATATTTAGACGAATATCTAAATATCGAAAAAATTATACAAACAATCGGGTCAACATGTATAGGACCCTTTTCAAACTCAGTAACTCCAGAGTATAAAATCAAGAGTATAATAACATTGACCAATTTAATGAGGCGCAATTTCGCATTCTGTTTAAAATACGAGTCCCGTTTTACACAGAATAAACATGTAGAGAGATTTTGCGAGATGTTATACAAAAAATTATTTGTCTGGATTAAAGAGGTGAGTGATCTAGACCACGATTACCTAGCAAATTTACAAAATTCGGCTAAAAAATTCCGCAAAACATACGAAAAAATTAGATACGCGAATTGGTTATTTATTAAATCCCAGTTCAAATTAGACGACAATGTCATGTTTATTATAAATAGTTATATTCATTATTATGCTTAGACCTATGTGCTTAATATCCTTGCCTGGGCAAAGACCCGTAACCGTTGATTCCGGGCTGCGTTAAACTCGTATTATAGATGGAGCCCTTTTTTTTCGGCGCCGAGCAACCACCCGACCGCGCGCGCTGTAATGCGGACCTAGTTCCGCTGGGGTAATAGTTTTTTGTAGAAATCGGCGCATTTAGCGGCAAACCGACTTTGTATACAGATTTTCCAATCGCGACACTCTTTTTAATGTCCGTATACATGGAAGACGCTTTTGGTTCAATATAATTGACATGCGTCGACACGGCAACTTGGCGCTGAGAGGAACTGATAACTTTCATTACAGGAGTAGATAATTTACCTAAAATATCCTGTTTCGCCTTTTCTATTGCTGATATAGCGGTAGCTCTTAAATAATGTCTTCGAGCATTGGTGTTCATATCGGAATTAACTGGAACTTGAGATGGATGAAATTGCTGTGGAGTGGGTCTCTGACCAGTTAATGTCCCGTAACTGTGATATGCCATGGAAAATGGATAGTTGTTAGTTGTTAAAGGACCGGTAACAGGCGCATTTACGAAGCCTTGAAATGATTGAGAGCCAATTGAAGTAGAAATACCATATGGTGTTGTCATTTAATATATAATACGAAAATATTTCTACTCAGTAAACTGTAGAAAGATATATGTTAACATATTGTTGAAAGGGAAAGAATCTTACTACTTTGAAAACCCGTAGGTTATCTAAATTAGTTGGAGGGAAAGGTGGAACTATATTTTCCCTCCCATAAAGTCATGGACTTGCGTCTTTGAAGGTTTGGTTTTGCTAAGCAAAACTAAAGGTGGAACTATATTTTCCCTCCAGGTTTGGTTTTGCTAAGCAAAACTAAAGGTGGAAGATTTAGTTATAATACTGCGCCTTGTAACCGTTATAGTTGTTTACCGCCGGCGTCCCATATCCGTAGTAATGCCGGTGAGGATCATTGTCGACGAAAACTGTTTTGCTAGCCGTTTTTGTGGTAGACCCCGACGACCCTGACGACCCCGATGAAGCATTCGTAATGTGTTTAATTAAAATAACAGTGAGGATAACAATAGCCGCAATCATAAGCACCTTTTTCATTTCTGGTTCCATTATATAATTTATTAAGATAATAATAAATTATAATTTAAAGAGACGAACTACTTTTCAAAGATGCCTTAATATCTTCGTATCGCCCTCATCGCCGACTGAGCTCCGGACGAGTCATTGCCTCCAAATGATCGGTCGTTAAAGTTTCGATTAATCGCCTGTTTCTTTTTAAAATTAATATAATCAGAGCTATCATACACGAATTTTCCGTTACAAGTAGATGCGGGCACTGTCGGGTCCACTTGATTTGCGCTGTAAAGCACGGATGGGCTACATGAATTCGAATTAGCTCCAAATCGGCCTCCTAGTCCACTTAATCCGGGACGGCTTTGGTAGCTCTGCGTACAGCCTCCGCATGAATAATCTTGTCGGCTCAGAATGTCTCCGGCATTGTTAACCGCTCTAAAAGGTCCAATTATACGCTTAGGGTATGAGCTACCAGATGAACTAGAAGTATTCCAGGCATCCTTCAATAGAAACCGAGTTCTAGCAAACTCATCTGAATTATCATGATCTACGATTGGCTGCGGCATAATTCCTCTAATTCCTCCGCCTAAATTTGGGTTGCCTGCTTTATTATTTATATTATATCCGAGACCGGGAATGATGCGAACAAGGTCGCCTAAGCCACCCGTCGACCACCCAGACCTTCCTGTTGATGATGGTGAAAATCCTACTCCAACGCTATTAGACATTTATATTATATAATAATAAAAATAAAATTTAAAACATGTCTAAATCCAATTACTCTATAAATCGTTTGAACTAACAAATTAAAACCAAACCCAAAAACAAATTAAAACCAAAAACAAATATTTATTATTTATATAACAGATGTTCGATTTTCGATTACTTATTAGCGCCATTATTTTCGTTTGTTTGGATGCTGTATATTTACATTTATTTAAAGATTACTTTGGCAAGCAAGTCCAAGCCGTCCAGGGCTCCAAAATAGAATTTAATTTGTTAGCTGCTATTATTTGTTATATATTTTTAATCATCGGATTAAATTATTTCATTATTCGGCCGCGCCGTAGCGTCAACGATGCGTTTCTTCTTGGAATCGTGATTTACGGTGTCTATGAAACAACTAATTGGGCGATTTTTAAGAACTGGTCGCCAATTAGTGTTATTATGGACACATTATGGGGCGGGATTTTATTTGGATTGACTACATTTATCGTCAGAGGATTTAAGTTCTAGACCGGCCTTTTTTGGTTTTCCTTTTCTTGTATTGGTTCTTTTTGGTTTTTCTTTTTTTGTATTGGTTCTTTAGTGTTTTTCTTTTTCTCCGATTACATTTCTTTGCTGTTTTTATTTTCCTATAATACCCTCCTGATATTGGTATGACGGGAACGCCGGCGGATCGAGCAGTAGGAACATCTTTTTGGTAAAAACTCATCACTCTTCTAAGCCGACCTACAGCAACATGAACCACATCTCGAAGAAAGGTGTATGCTTTATTTAAAGATGGAGACGCAGCGTTTTGCGGCTGACCAATATAGCTATCCTTATCACGATTGCGATTACTAAAAGATTTCATTAAATATTTTTGCTTACCAGATTCAGAAAGAGTTGCGGATTGTCCTGGATTCGACACAAAATCGGATGGCAAAGGAAGTATTCTCGCGGCTTCGAATTCTTCTTTTAAAAAAGGATAATCGATGGTTAATACGCGTGGAACTCCTGCTGCTACTCCTGCTGCTGGTATCGGAACTCCTGCTACCGGTTCTGGCTGTATCGAGGCCAAATCAGCATCATTATTTATCGGCATTGTTCGTGTTAATGCGTGTTGTATATCACTATTGTGCTGATAATAATGAGATATAGCCTCTATATCATCAGGACTATAGTTATATAACTCGGGGCAAAAAAAAGGATAGTTTGCGCTATTTCTAAATCCAACAAATTTATAATTTTCAATTATTTCAATTGGTATCAGAGTTTTGCCCAAAGCTCTAATATACTCAAGGACACGACACTGTGTAGTATATTCCAATGGCTTACATACATAAAATCCACATTTATAATAAAATAAATAAAGACCTAATTGATTTACAATATAATATGGTAAGGGCATAGATTGAACATATGATCCAGCGACATCTAGATCTGGGAGTCTGTCAGGGCTAACAGGTTTTTTAGTAGAAGCGTTATACAAATCATAAAATTCCCACTGTTTCATTGTATAAAATACACATATCTGATCAATATATTCTGGTAAATCCAGGATAACACCAACTCTTTTTTTCGATCTAATTAAAAAAACTTTTGCTTCAGATCTAAACAATTTTTTATTAGAGTGCGTTACATATACCATGTGATCGTCGTATAAAAATGTATGGCTTATTGGTTGATAATTTTGATTTAATAAATTTGAAAACTCATTTAAATGTTTTAAAATACCATCCTCATAGAATGTGTTATCACCACATTTACCTCTACCTCTAGCTTCTGTCCAAAAATTAAACATATCAGGTATACCTCGGTTCAAAATAATGTTGGTCATTACTAAATTTGGGTCAGTCTTTTTATAAATTTTTGGATACGCGAAATATTGATGAGTGCCGCCTTCCATCACAAATGGGTCGTATGGCATAGCACTTGGAACAGCACCTTGAACATTTAAGTTATTTCTTGCTAAATTTCTAGCACTAACAATTCCAGGAGGTTCGGCACCTAGAGCTTGATTATTTTCTGGTTCATCTGCCCATAAAAGGTCAGTTGCATAATATAATTCAGCCATTTTTTTACAAATTTTATAATGTAAGGTAGTTGACTGAACATAGTCGTCAAATTTATTTAATCGATTTCCTGCTTCAGTTAAGCACAAGCGCCACGACCCGACTTGACTGGAGGAAGTATAGGCGACTAAACTGTATTGAAATTCCCAAGCAGCATCAGCAACCATAGCATCATCAGCAGCGGCAACAATTGCTGGTTTTTTATAAACATTATAATTTATATATCTTCTGTCAAAAAGAACAAATTTAGATAACATATAAAATAAATATTGACCATCAATGCCTTCTATTTCGACACCGAATATTGCTATATGTTCTGGTATTGGCATGAAAATAGTCGCGAGTAAAGGGTCTTTATCAATTACTGTGTTGTTTGGATAAGAAGGTTGTCCCCAAGAATTATTTCTGTAAGGTTCATCTTTTTTTTTTCTATTAAGATCATAAGATTTAATATCATCTTTAAACCAAGGAAATATCATATGATGAGGCCGAATATAGGCAGTAAAACTTGCTTTATTATAAACAGGCTGAGAAAGGTCGAAAGCTTCTATTGGAATATTTGTTAATTTTTGTTCTGGTTCTTGGAGTTCTTCGACCCTTTTTAACTGGTCATTTAGTATTGCCTTTGCCATAACATTTTTTGCTTGTCTTATTTCTATTGGACTGAGTGCAGCTGTATTTGGTCTGTTTGCAGCTACAATTAGTGTATTGTCGGTATTGTCGCTAGAACGTTTGGGGTTGCCTTTGACTAAAGAAGGATCGGCATCGGCAACGACGATTTTTGGTTTTACACTGTTTCTTCTAGTCATCAGGCCCATCGGGTTCATCGGGTTCATCGGGTTCATCTTAGACATAATATTTATATTCTATATTATCCATATAATAAAATAAAAAATATTTTATTATATATTGACTAAACCAAGCAATCAATCAATATCTGAACAAATCGACTCAAGGTTTAATGATCCGTAATGACTCTAGGAACCACATTCATTGTCGTGAGTTCTTGGAACAGCAGTTTACAAGCATAAGGTATCTCTACATAAGCAAAGTCCGCTCTATTATCGCATGTTCTACAATGGTGGATATGCATCTCATTATTATATGACGCCACCAGACCACATCGCTTACAAATATGAACCGAATATTTATCCGAAGCATCATACATCCGGCCTCTAGTGAATTTCGCCGCCCCATGCGAAACCATTGCGTCCTTCTCCATCTCCCCGAATCGCAAACCACCATCTCTGCTGCGACCTTCTGCCGGCTGTCTAGTTAGATTCACCATTGGGCCAATAGCACGACTATGTTGCTTGTCATTCACCATGTGCTTCAGTCGTTGATAAAATACCGGCCCCATAAAGATATCCGCTTCCAATTGTTCCCCAGTTAAACCATTATACATCAGCACATTGCCGCGAGCCTCGTAACCTAGTTCCAGCAATTTCGTCGATATGTCTTCAACCTGTAACTCACCAAAGCTAGTTCCGTCGCCAAATAGACCGAGCTCAATCAGCACTTTGCCTAGTAGTGTCTCTTTTAGCTGGCCAATTGTCATACGAGATGGAATCGCATGTGGATTGATAATGATGTCGGGTCTGTCGCCGTTGCTGGTGAATGGCATGTCTTCTTCGGGGATGATGTTGCCGACGGTGCCTTTTTGTCCATGCCGGCTAGAATTCCCAATTATTAAGCATGGACTGTGAGCATTTTCCCTCATATAATATGTATGTGAACTGGGAACTTCAATGCAGTAAACTTTCCCTTGATAATCAATTAACTTCTCTTCGTTGCTATCATTTACCTTCTTGTTTATCCAGGGTTCATTCTGCTTCGTAATGATACTGACTTTGTAGTAAGTATGCTGCTGAGTAACTGAAATTTCTTGACCCGCTCTGGATCCTAAAGTTCGCTTGCCAATTCTAGCAATCCCGGTAGGCTCTTCTGAAATTTTTACGATACCGGAATAACCGCAATGGAGCGCCAATCGAGTAATATCGTCGGCAAGTTGAACGCTAATTGTTCCATATCTCTCAAATGCTTCGCCTTTGTATTCCATGCTTGAGCCATCACCTTGTAGTAATGCTTCCAGTAAAATTCTCGATTGTCTTTGGGATAAATTCCAAACATATTCTGGCAAATATTTATTTAGAGCACCAACGCTCAATGTAACTAACTCATTGTATATTCCAGGATATTTACAACCAGATATGAAATAATTTCCACATTTATGATAAGAGTTAATTAAATTTAATCTTTCTAAAAACGCATTAATGAACGTAGTCTTTCTCTCTTTTAAAGCGCTAATAAATATGCCTGAATTATGAGAATCACTCGACCCATCCGCAATAAACATACCCAGCATCTGAAGCCAATCGTCCATCTTGTATTGATCGTCGCCTAACTGAATAAACTCTACATCTGGATACACATTTGTCATCGTTTTCTGGAACCGAACCATTTTTCCCATCACCTCTTGCGCTTCCATTAGCTCATATTTTTTACCAGCTCTACGCTTGATATACAACTTGTGGTTCAATGTGCATACAATATGAACCTGTTTGTTTTTAATGTAATACATTTTATCGTCATGTTCGTATTCGTATTTTGCGACCGGGGCTTCATAACACATGTTTCCATTTACATCTAAAGTCGCCACTCTGTGAACTCGAATATCAATGTCTTTGATTTCTACCCAACCCTTATCAGTAAGTACTTGTTGAGTTGGTAGAGCACAGAACTTGTCACCAATCACGGGCTTTCTAGTGGTTCTCAGTCTGACTTTTGCGAAGCTATATCCGTCACCATTGCGATCAATATAATTCTTATCAATATAGGTCTCCTCTCCTGTCTTGTAAATCTTGCTCTGGTCCTCGTATTTAATCACCTTGGTGTGATCATTTCGATTCTCTTTAATGGGTGTCACTTTGGCGATGATAACATCGCGATTTTCTACCAAAGAATTCTCTGGCATCACGCCCTTTGTATTCACTTTGCCGTAATTAGCGAACTTCATTCCCTTGGTTTTCGTCTGGTCTGGTTTACATCTGATTTCTTCATCGCCATTGATTTTCTGCTTGTCTTCGTCCTTCTCTGTGTGATAAATGGTTGTCTGAAATAGGCCTCTGTCAATGGACCCTTGGTTGATTAACACAGAGTCTTCCTGATTGTAACCAGTATGCGTCATGATGGCGACATTGATATTACAGCCAGAAGGGATTTTATTCAACTGTATCAGGTTCATCACGCGCGTGTCGACGAGCGGCCGACAAGGATAATTCAAAACATATGCGGTCTTGTCCATCCGCTCGTTGTAGTTTGTAGCATATACTCCCATTGCTTGCTTGGCCTGCGCACACTGATAGGTGTTCCTAGGCGACTGATTGTGTTCTGGGAAAGGGATACACGAAGACACCACTCCGAACATGGTGCTAGGATGTATTTCGCAGTGCGTGAATTTGAAAATCTGATCAGAGCCAAGTTTTCCAAGAATGTCTTTTGGTTTGGTAGCAATCATTGAAAAGCTCTGTTCTTCCGGGTCAATGTATTCTAAGATTGCTTGGTCGATTTTACAGTCGGTGAACAAATCGTCCCAAGAGATGACATTATTTGCCAAATCATTCAGAATTTGATGAGTTATCAAAATATTTTTGTCTTTGACTCGCAACAAAGGTCGCGTCACGCGACCGCTATCATTACAAACGCGAATTTCACTGAGCTTATAATCGAAAATGATGGAAGTGTAAATATTGATAATCCCCTTACACTTCATTTCTTTCAGCATCGTGTATAGAGGGACGGGATTCTCTGTGATTCCGACCCAGGCTCCATTGATGAACACTTTCACTTGGCCAAATACTTCGATTGGCGACAATTGTTCCAAACATTTGAGCTGAGGGAGAATATACTCGTAAAGGGACTTGCTATTGGAATGAATAGTTATGTGAGTCATGTAGCTCAGGTTCTTTACGATGCCAACGGAAGATCCTTCAGGGGTATTATGCAAAACGAGACCATCTTTAGAGCAGAATCTTCCGCGCTTATCGTGAAGTTGCCAACCGACATAAGGACCGATTCCTGCTTTTATTAAATTAAATTTACTAGACATAAATGATTTACTCCTTAAAAGCTGTGTTTTGTTTTCAATAGTAGCCAATTTTTTGCGAGGGAGAAGTGTGGGAATTTCATAAATTTTGTGTCCGGTAATGGAGAGTTCTTTGTAAGTGCTAAACTTTTTATCGCCGCTCTTTTCGTCAGTCCATTGACTTGTTCCTTCTTTTACTCCACATGAAAATCCAAGAGACATTGCTAGCGTATATGCGTCTTCAATTATTCTATAATTAACGGGCCCTTGGCAAATGCGTATTTCACGACCTTCCGCGCGAACGGAACCATCTGTATCTATCAATCCCGCTAACACTTTTAAGCGTGTGTCTCGGTCATTTATAAGATATTCATTTGGAATGTGTTTATTATTCAAAAGATTGTATTTGCGAAGATATTTTTTAAGAGGCGCTTCTTCTACTCTGTTACATAGTCCGGCGACACCTGCTTCTTTATTTTTCTTAGAAGCAATGGAGAATCCATATCTTTGACCTTTTGTAATTGTCGCTTCATTTTCTTCTGCCCAATTTTCCCAATAAGCCAAGGTCTCAAAGTCTGTTTTATAATTTAAAGCAAACCCGGTTCCAACACTAAGGCCATCGCCTAGCCATAGCCCAAGCAAATACGGATCCATTTCCACCTTCTTTTTCGGCCAATGAATGCATTCTACTTTGAATAAAACCAGATGATCCTTTGTCGTTTTGTTCAGTTTTAAATAATTTTCGATTGTTATATCTAGGGTATCATCATCATCGAAAGTGCTTACAAAATCTTCTGCTTCTTCTAGAGAATCAAAATACCTTTCTTGAATTTTTACTTCTTTGCGGTTAAGAAATTTCACAGAATGCTTATAATTTCTATCTTTACGCTCACAATTTAAAATATTTTTATGCTGTCTAATACGAAGACATAAAATATGATTGTCTGTAACACGATGTTTCAAAAAGTTGTCTTTATCTGGAATAACATCATACATATTTTTAAACCCCGAACATGTAGTGCGCACCTTTGTTGGATTTCCAAGGTCATCTACAAGGATATCGTCGACCATTATGTCTCCAGCACGCTTAACAGAGCCATCCCACATTAAAATCGGAGTTTCAGGGTCAAAACATTCCGCTGGACATAAGAAGCCGAAAGAAGTATTGTGTAACTTGCGAGGTGCCACTAATTTGCCGCTTTTATCTGTAGGCGTCGAAATTCTTCGCAAGTGACTCAGACTGGAAACATAGGTTAGCCGATTTAGCACTTGAGCGACACCGACCTTATTAGAATTGGCATGTTTGATACCAAAATCGCCAGTCGCTAAAGCACGCTTAAACCCATTCTCAATGGTGGTAGATTTAACGATTTTATAAATATTGGTCAGATTAATGATATTCAAATAATCCTCCGTAGAGCGCCAGCTGCCATTGTTCACTTCCTTGACGATTTGTTTCTCCATGTCTTTTACCAGCTTATTGAAGTAATTGCGGAACAAATTATTCAGCGAAGTGCCGGTCAAATCGACTCGTTTGTTAAGATAAGAGTCGCGGTCATCCGCTTTAATTAGTTCAAAGTTGGCTTTCATTAGCTTCTGCGCCATGTAACCAAGAAAGTAGATTTTCTGCTGCATAGAATTACAATGCGGAAACAAATCGTTATTCAATACATCCAGAGTGAATTCGTATTTTTTTCTGGCACCGGTTTCCTTGTCCATATTGATTGGCGTATAAATGACAAAGCCCATGATAAAGCGAATAGCGTCTTCCTTGTTATTGTATTTATGCGCTTCTATTATCGAAGCCTGTAGATTTCCCAGCATTTCTCCGCACCTGTCATGCTCTAAATTGAGCAAAATGTATTCGCAAATTTCCTTGTCGGACATGATACCTAGTGCTCGAAACACGATGAAGAGCGGGATGGGTTGTTTTACGCGCGGAATTTGAACGACAATTGGTTTGCCAAAACCATTATTTTTAGAACTGATCATCAGACTGATTTGCTTTGGAGATATACATTTGAAGTCAGGCACCGATCTAACTTCGGCGGACCAATCGTATTTGGTGTTGTTTTTGCTGATATTGAAGCAATAAACTCGATTTTCTGCGGCGCGCTCTTGTCCAAGAACTGTTTTTTCAGAACCATTAATAATGAAATATCCGCCGGCGTCGTGTCTACATTCTCCAGTGTGTTCATTATCGACATATTTATATTGGCTGAGAACGCAAATATTCGACTTCAACATGATTGGCAATTTTCCAATGTGGATTTTAGACAGTGTTTTATAAAAGGTGCTGGTATTACCGAGATTTTCTCCGTTACGAACAAGGTAGCGAACTTTTATATCGATTGTCATAGCAGATGCGTAGGTGAAATTTCGCAGACGAGCCTCGTGAGGGAACATCACCTTGATAGCCCCGTTGTTTTCATGAATTTGTGGACGATAAATGTGGAAATTTTCAAAATTAATAAATATTTCGAGCGCGTATTTGCCTGATTCTTTGTCGAAATCGTTTTCAGATTTTATATGAACTTCGTTGAACATATCGATTGTTTGCGGCAATTGAAGTCCGACAAAGTTATTGTAAGATTCCAATTGATGCCTTACTAGGCGGTCCAAGTGCTTATCTTGGAAATAAGCTCCGATAAGGGTCCAGGGAGTTTCGATATAAGTGTCTTTGGAAGGATCGAATTTGGTATTTAAACCAGTAACAACAGGAACGCATTTAGGAGATGGTTCTGTGCTAATGGCGCATTTCGTATCTTCAATTTCGAAATCAACTGGTAATTTTTTAGCCGCTTTTTTAGTATTAGCTGCTTTTTTAGTAGTATTAGTAGTATTAGTAGTATTAGTGGATGAGTTATCAGTGGACATTGTAGGTTTAGACTTTTGTTTTATAGATGATGATGAACTCATAGTTACGGTTATTTTATATTTCAATTTATTTTTAAATCGTTTTTATATAGTATATAATTATATTTATACTATGTGTAAATGAAAATGATTTAAACAATAACCGCCATACAATATTATACGATATAATATCATACGATAACCACGATGAACAAAGGAAATAAAAGCAAAGCATTTAGGTCATCTTCGGATGTGAATAATTATAATAAATTATTAACAGACCTTGATAATACAAATACAAATACAAATACAAATATGAACTTGGATAATGATACAAAAGAAGACGCGAATATGAATAATTATTTGATAACCCTGAATAAAGTATGTGAATTATATAATTCATCACCTATGAAACCGAGATTAACTGGCATCGATCCGAATCTATCCACAGTAGATACAGATAGACTGGAGTTTCTTTGTCAAAAGCAACGAAAGATAGCCAATGAAAAGAAGAAGGAGGAAGAAATAGAAAGACTGGAAAAAATAGAACTAGAAAGAATAAAGAATAGAAAAAGGGTGAATATTCAGTTTGAGATTAATAATATTGGCGATTTACTACAAATGATGGAGCAATATCCTGACGACAAAGATATTGAATATAACATTGACATTCATTCTTTAAATAAAATAAAGGGACCGTTGGAGGAGTTAAATTCGATGATTGGGATGCGAAATTTAAAGGAAAATATAGTGGACCAAATATTGTTTTATATTCAACATTTACACAAGGGTCTCGACAAAGATAGCAAAAAACAACGGGTCTCTAATGATTTTATGCACACTGTAATATACGGCCCTCCTGGAACCGGGAAAACCGAAATCGCCAAAATTATTGGTTCTATTTTTGCGAATCTGGGCATTTTAACCAAAGGCACCTTTAAGAAGGTAACGCGAAGCGATTTGGTGGCCGGATTTTTAGGTCAAACCGCATTAAAAACCAAGGAAGTGATAAAGGAAAGTTTAGGAGGAGTTTTGTTTATCGATGAAGCATATTCATTGGGCAATCAAGAGAAGCGGGATTCTTTTTCAAAAGAATGTATAGACACATTATGCGAAGCATTAAGTGACCATAAAGATAATTTGATGGTTATAATTGCCGGATACGAGACTGATTTAAATGAATGTTTTTTCAAATATAATCAGGGTCTACATTCGAGATTCACTTGGAGATTTAAAATAGACGAGTATAGTTCATTAGATTTATATAATATATTTATCAAAAAAATCAATGACAGTAATTGGGCGATCGATGATACAAATACAAATACAAATGTGAATGTGAAATGGTTTGAGAAAAACAAGGGGTTATTTAAATATTACGGAAGAGATATAGAGACATTATTCGCAAAAACAAAGATAGCGCATAGTAGAAGAGTATTTTGTTTAGATGAAAATATGAAAAGACAATTAACAATTGTTGATATTGATAAGGGTCTAGAAATATATCTAAAGAATAACATAAAAAAGGAAGACAACGAGCATATTCAGAAAAGTTTGTCTTATATGTATTCATAATATTTGTAATATTTGTAATATTTGTAATACATGGGTTTCATTTATAAAATTGTTTTTTTCGTATAATACATATGTCAAATAATACGAAAAAAACAATTCAAATTAATCCGGAATTATTTAGATTACCTGGTGGTGCGAAAACTAGGAAAAACAGGGAAAAAAAGGAGATGGTGATTGCTCCCATAATTAGTCCGAATAATTTGAAAAATAAATTATTGAAAAGAATAAAGGAACATAAAACTAAGGAGAATGCTACGACAATCAGTCCTAAGGGGAGTCGTTCTACCGCGTCTTCCAGTGCGGTTGTAAATAGTTATACAGACGAATTTTATGGCGCTATGAATTACTTATCTGATTTATCGAAAAAACAAAAGAGGGAAGCCGAACGAACCACGCTAAATAATAAAACATTAAAATCATATACTGCTTTAAAACCCGCATCAACTCCTTCTTATGATATTTCGCTAGAATTGCCGCCTGAATTACAAGAGCCGCTGACAAACTATTTTGTCCCAGAATCCAGACCAGCTTTCGCTTTAACGAATGAGAGTCCGTATGGTTGTTTAAAAAATGGTTTAAAGCCGACATACCGAGATTGGATAAAAACAAGAAAAAACCACGAATTCCCGGAATTAAACGCGAGACCGCCTACGCCTCCCAAAAGAAATACTTTTTTAGAGGATGCGACGCCGATTGTGCCTTTATCTTCTGTGTTGACGCCTAGTGTTACAAAGGTTTCCACTTCTTTGTCGAGGGAACAGCGTTTGGAACAAATAAAGCAGAAATTAAAGAAGATTCAGGAACAAGAAATACAGGCAAGTCCTGAGGCTATAAAATTAAGTGATAATTTAAAAATATTAAATGCGATTGATCCGGAACCCACATTGGATATATTACCGGGTATAAATGAAATGCCCAAGATCGATACGGAGAGCGCGTTGGATGTTTCGGAGGTGATTAAAGAAATACGAGAGAAAGAGGAAAGCGTGCCGAAGAAATATGTAAAGAGAACGATTCGTCGAAAATTCACACTTGGTAAATCGGATAAATTAAGACGAGTTGCTGTTTTATTAAAGGATAAGCAAACTAGAAAAAAGGTGATGGATGTTCAGCAAGAACTGAAGAAAACTAGTATGGTGGATGTGCGCAAATATTTGAGACAACATGGGATTATAAAGATAGGAAGTATTGCGCCAAATGATATACTAAGGAAAACATTTGAGACTGCGATGTTGACCGGAGAAATAACAAACACTAACAAGGATACTTTGTTACATAATTTCTTGAATGAAGATTTAACGGAGAAATCTTAGGATAAGGATAAATCCGATGATAAGGAAATTTCCGATGATAAGGAAATTTCCGATGATAAGGAAATTTCCGAGAAATTTCTGAGTAAACAATCTTTTCTTCTCCTACTGTAAATGGAAACCACTAAAAACAAATTGCCAAAAAATGTAAGTGAGTTTTTCTATAAACTTAGCGATTATTTAGATACTAAATTCTACTATTTTGGCAGCGTCCAGCGCTCCGATTATGTTCCAGGAAAAAGCGATATCGATGTCGATGTATTTACTGAAAATGAATACAGTTTAATGAATAAAATGCAGCATTACTTACATGTTTCTAAAACCGACTTTAAGAAGGTGGCTTGGATTATCGACGATGTTCCCATTTATGGTTACAAATTAAAATATGAAAATGAAAACAAGAATATTTACGCCGAATTTTCTATTTATAATGAAAAATTTAAAGAAATTGTAACAAACGAACACAAATCAAAATTTGTGTTACCGTTTTACATTACTATGATACTATGTGGCCTTAAATTTTTTTATTATCAGATACCATTATTTGATAAAAAAACATTTGCTAATATTAAGCGATTTACATTAAATACTGCTATTGGAAGAGACAGTGATACTAAATTTTTGGTTCTCGATACAGAATAATAATTTCAAACTATTTAAAGATTTGTTAGTATAGTTAATATATACACTAACAAATTATGGCATTAATTAAAGAATTCTTTGAACTGACCCAAAAATACGAAGAAGAATATGGTAAAAATACAGTATTTTTGATTCAGGTCGGCTCCTTTTTCGAGTGTTATGGGTTAAAAGATACATCCGATAATATTTACGGTTCTAATATTATCGAGTTTTCACGCATTTGTGACCTAAATATTGCCGAAAAGCGCGTCTGTATTGGTCAAGAACAGGTAGTTATGGCCGGATTTACGCAACAATTTCTGGATAAATATGTTAAAAAACTACAGACTGCCGGTTACACTACCGCGGTATATGCGCAAGATGAGCAGTGCGCTAATACGACGCGGAGTTTGTTAGGTGTGTTTTCCCCAGGAACCTATTTTTCATCTGATAATGAAAACATAACTAACATAACCTGTTGTATATGGATTGAAATAAAAACGGACCCGATACAGCTTCTAAAATTCAAGTCTTCGTCAAAAAAGCATTTGAAAGTATATATTGGCGTATCGACCATCGATATTTACACTGGAAAAACCAGTATCATGGAATACTCTGAAGCGTATATTAAGAATCCTACTACATTTGATGAGCTGGAGCAGTTTGTCTCCATTTATAATCCAAGCGAGACAATAATCATTTCTAATGTAGAACAGCACGAGCTCGACGAGATTGTTAGTTATATCAATATTAAAAGCAAATCAATTCATTATGTGAACTTGCTAGCAGACGAAACGAAGAATAGAAATACATTCCGGGCGCTCAACTGTGAAAAACAGACATTTCAAACCCAACTCATGTGCCGTTTCTATAAATTCGATGATATAACGGCGTTTTTCGGCATTTTCAGCAATCAGGCGTGGTCGATACAGTCGTTTTGTTATTTGTTAGATTTCATTTATCAGCATAATCCGAATTTAGTTTACAAGATTGCGGAACCTATAATTGAAAACAAAAATGACCGATTAGTGCTGGCAAATCACTCTCTAAAACAGCTAAATATTATCGATGATTCGGATAGAGACTATAAAGGCAAATTTTCGTCTGTAAGTAAGATGTTGAATGAATGTATTACTTCCATGGGAAAGCGCAAATTCGCACATCAATTTCTGAATCCTGTTACAGATAAAATCTATTTACAGCAGGAATATGATATAATTGAACATGTGTTGACCGCTGATTTTGATAAATCCTATTACATTGTTAAAAATTTGTTAGTTCCTATTAAGGATTTAGTCAAAATTAGTAGGCAAATTTTATTAGAGAAAATATCACCTAAAACATTGTATCAGTTGTATAGCGGAATAATAATATCGAAAACAATATATAAATTTGTTATAGAACGACCTATTTTACACAAGTATTTGAATTTACGCATACCAGAACAAGACCATTTGTTAGGTTATATGGAAGAACTTATTTCCAAATTAGATTCTACTTTTATTATGGAAGATTGTAAGGATATTGAGAATATACACAAGATCGAAAGGAGTTTCATTAAACCAGGAATAAACCAAATACTGGATGACAAAATCCGAATTTTAACAGAATCACAGGATCAATTAGAATGCTGTCGTGCTTATTTTAGTACCATTATTTCAAATTATGAAACCAAGCCGAAGAAAATAAAACCGAAGGTAAATCTGACTGAAGACTCGGAATCTGGTAGTAGTAGCGAATATGTCAAAATCCATGAAACAGAGAAAAACAATTATAGTCTATTTGCTACGGACAGACGCTGTAAAATACTGGAAGAAATACTAACAAAAGGGAAGGAAAAGGAAAAAGAAAAAGGAGGCCTGAATATCATTTTAAAATATAAATCCCGGTTCTACGCCAAGGAGATGGAATTTAAATTGGATTTAGAAAATGATTCGCTTATATTCAATAAGCAAACGGCAACTAACAAAACCATTGAAAATAATCAAATAAATCAACTTTGCAAGGCTGTTAGTTCGATTAAAACTACCTTTATCGAATATGTGTCTGAAATTTACAATAAAATAATTAAAAGTCTAGATGTATATCAATCAAAAATCATCAGTGTTTGCGAATTAATAACCTTTGTCGATGTAGTTCATTCAAAAGCATTTGTTGCCAGCAAATACAACTATTGTAAACCGACCATTGAATCGAATCATAAAGAAAAAGAAAAAGATAATAAATCGTTTGTCAAAGTCACCGGATTGCGACACTGTTTAATCGAAAAAATACAGCAATCAGAGCTATATGTCGCGAATGATATTAGTCTTGGTACTAGGTCTATCGACTCTACTAAGTCTATCGACTCTACTAAGTCTATCAACTCTACTAAGTCTATCGACTCTACTAAGTCTATCGACTCTACTAAGTCTATCGACGGTCTACTCCTATACGGCACCAACGCAGTAGGCAAAACCAGCTTCATCCGAGCGCTAGGTATTTCCGTAATAATGGCACAAGCAGGGCTTTATGTGCCGGCATCCAGTTACATTTTCAGCCCTTATAAATACATTTTTACGCGCATTTTAGGTAACGATAATTTATTCAAAGGTCTTTCCACATTTGCGGTGGAAATGTCCGAGCTTAGAACCATTCTGCGCCTAGCAGATAAGAATAGCCTGGTTCTGGGTGACGAATTATGCTCTGGAACGGAGAGTATTAGCGCAACGAGTATTTTTGTTGCCGGAATACAGGCTCTGGAGAAAAAACAATGTTCGTTTATTTTTGCCACACACTTACACGAGATTATCGATTATGAGGAGATAAAGACTTTGAAAAATATAGCGTTGAAACACATGTCTGTAATATATGACAAAGAGCGCGATTGTTTAATATATGATAGAAAACTGAAGGATGGTCCGGGAACGAACATGTATGGCTTGGAAGTATGTAAATCGCTGAGTTTGCCACAGGACTTCTTGGAAGCGGCGTTAAGTATTCGAATGAAATATCATCCACAATCGGCAAGCATTTTAGAGCATAAGCAGTCGCATTATAATGCCGCGATTTTAAAAGGAATGTGTGAGAATTGTGGGGAGAGGCCAGCGGAAGATGTCCATCATTTGATTCATCAACAGGATGCGGGTCAAAATGGAATTATACAATTACCAAACAATGGCCTTCGGTTACATAAAAATCATGCGGCGAATTTATTGAATCTGTGTCAAAAATGCCATGACGACTTTCACAGTGAAGAAAAAAACGATAAAAGATATAAGAAGGTGAAGACAACCAAGGGCACTATTATAAGGGAACTTTTATAGGGCACTTTTATATAGAACCTAGCGTTTGCTTTTCTTTTTAATTCCAAACATACCAAACAAATCGCGGCTCGCTTTTTGTAAAGCGGGGACCGATTTTGTCGCGGTTTTTGTAACTTTTGACCCGACTCCTTCTAGACCCGATTTGACTCGAGGCATATATTTTTTAGAAGTAGTTTTCATTGTATTAAATCCTTTATTAAATCCTTTTTTGGAGGTTGATTTTACTGCGCGAAACCCATGTTTAAATGTTCGTTTAAACCTATTATTTTTACGCGAATGTTTACGCGAATGTTTACGCGAATGTTTACGCGAATGTTTACGCGAATATCTTCTTGGCATTATAATATATAATAATAAAATATAATATATCATATTTTATTATGAATCAGATAATTCTATTTTTCAAAGAAAATTACATTAGCATAGCTGTAATTGTGTCTATTATTTTTGCGTTATTAATAATTATCAGTATAAGAGAATGGGATTTAAATCCCCCTAAACCCGACTCTAAATTGGTTCAGAGCGTAACCGTTGAGACTTTTACCATAGGAGAAGAAGGGTCAGCAAACAGAGAACCAGGAACAAACGAAATACCTCTGAGTTCCAATCTAAATAAAGAGGCCGTAAAAGAGTTACAAGGTTTAAAGCTGAGTCCGGTCGACAGCTTTTGCCAAAGCCATTTAGGAAATTCCGCTAAATTAGAAGAATCGTGCGGCCAATTAACGCAAGACGCATGCCAAGAGACCAGCTGTTGTCTTTTATTAGAAGGCAAGTGTGTGGCAGGTAATGCGAAAAATGGGCCGACATTTTCCAGGCCTACATGACGATGATATGAGTAGTAGGCTCCTCATTACATGGCATGTAGGGCGACAAATCGCTAGAAAAACACATCATGTAGGGCCATGTAGGTGCCATATTTTAATGGACGCATCGCCCGCCAAAAGCGCAATAATTGGGTCATTATTATAATCATTCAGATACACGATTTCCTGTATATTGGACGCGGCAATGGATCGAAAACAGTTAATACATGGATAATGTGTCACATATATTTTGGCGCCATTTAGCGAAGCGCCGCGTTTGGCGCAATCGGTGATAGCGTTGATTTCACTGTGAATGATGGATTGTTCATGACCATATTGGACTCGACTGGTATGCGGCGCACCACAAATGAAGCCATTATATCCCATCGATATTAGACGATTGTCTTTGACGATGACGGAACCAACATGTAGCCTGTCGCAGGGACTACGACATGCCGCGAGGAGCGCAATGGACATAAAATATTCGTCCCAATCCAAACGATTGTCTTTGATTGACTTTGTTAGTTCTTCTATTTTTGAAAACATTTTTTCTTGCTTTATTTGATAATTTGTTTTTAATTTGTTTCAATTGTCTAAATACAAATACAAATACAAATACAAATACAAATACAAATACAAATACAAATACAAATACAAATACAAATACAAATACAAAAAATTGAATTTATTATTATTAATATATAGAAATATATTCCTATTAATATATACAACCAATAATGATTATTCCTATTAAATGCTTTACATGCGGCACTGTGCTTGCTGACAAATATGCGTATTATTGTGAAGAGGTAAGAAAACGAAAATTAGCCAGAGACTTGCATGTCGAAAGAGTTATTTATTTGACTGAAGAATACAGCCAAAAAACTCCGGAAGGTGAAGTTATGGACGAGTTAAATTTGAAGAAAATGTGCTGCCGCCGACACATGTTGACACATGTCGATATCGAATAACTTCATCTATTTGCACATGTTACTTCATAGAAAATGTGTAAAACAAAAATAACTTTCATCTTTTTTCCACCCTTTTTTAAAGGTGGAATTTTTACTCTTATTATAATGTATAAACATGGCCAAAAGAAGTTTAAGAAGGAAAAGGGGAGGTAAAAGCAAATCAAAAAAACAACGGCTTTACAATATGAGGGGGTGTTCCAAGTCTAAATCTAGGTCTGGTCAAAGGATGTCTAGATCTGGTCAAAGGATGTCTAAATCTGGTCAAAGGAAACTTGTCGGGGGATATGGTTGCGGATCCGGATCCGGATCATGTCCAATTGCGCCCTTTTCTTGGAAGCAAATGCAGCAAAGTGGTGGAGAAACTCAAAGTGGTGGAGAAACTCAAAGTGGTGGAGAAACTCAAAGTGGTGGCTTTTGTCAATCATGCGGACAAAACGGCGGTTCTTTTTACAAACCAGCGTCTGATATGCCTGGTCCATTTGTAGGTCAATCCTGGACTCCATCTATTTCAGGATGGCCAGGAACCGATGGTATAAGCGATAATCGTAATTATCTTGCTAATAATTTATATGCGGCCGGGGATCCTCAAACCATGATGAAATTAGGTGGTTCTAGAAAAGGAAAAGGAAAAAGAAGGAGTCTTAAAGGTGGTGCCGGATTTATACCCCAAGATTTGGTTAATTTAGGAAGAGACGCGTCATTTAATTTCAAAAGTGCTTACAATTCATTAAATGGATATAGTGCGCCGACAAGCCCGCTTCCTTATAAAGATCAATTATCAAGTTCTATATCGGCTAATAGAATAATTATTTAAATAATGATTTAAATGACTCTTGTAAAGGGGATTTTTTTCTGGTTATAATACATAATATGCCCTTTCCAAAAAGTTTAAATCAATTATGTTCCCCTTCATATATCTACTTTATTATTTCCATACTTGGTCTTGCGGTTGCAGCAATTCAAAATCTAGGAAATACCCAGAGATATTGTTTAGGCAATTTTTCATGCCGAGTTCCTAGCACTATTGCGATTTTTATACTTAAATTAGTATATATTTTATTCTGGACTTGGATTCTGAATTTGATGTGTAAAGACGGCGAAGAAACGATTGCTTGGTTGCTTGTTATGCTGCCGTTTATTCTACTTTTCGTGATTCTAGGCACCATTATGTTATATCAGAAAGACGAAGAGAAGAAAAAGAAACCAAAATCCCACAAAGCAGCAACGAGTTATTACGCATAAGCGTCAAATTAATTAAATAGCTTAATTAAATAGCTTAAATTTAGCAGCATACATGCCGAATAATATTAAAACCATGCCGACATAATCGTCGATTGTTGTCGGCAACTTTAACCAAAACGCATTTGACCACAGCTGAGCTAAAAAGTCAAAAACATAGGAAGACAACGAAATTTGAGCAGGGCTTAGAAATTGAACCCCTAATCGATTGGCCGGAATCAAAAACATCCATTCAATGGATGCCCAAAATTCAGACGATAATATTTTCGTTCCGATACTGGCGTCCGCCATTTCCGGAGTGGTTTGAGTAAATAAAGCAAAATCCATTGTCAATCCAATCATTATATTTAGAAATATCCACAATATGACTAATAATATAAAATTCATTATATAATACGCTTATAATATATAATGGATTATTCTAAATTACCATATTATGCTTTATTCTTATTTTTATTCATTGTCGCTCAAAGTTTATCTATGTGGGGACAATTCGTCACGCTTCCATACAAATCTTTGTCCATGTGGGAAGCATATAAAATGGCGATTCCGTTTGCGTGGTTAGATTGGATTGTTATGACGCTTACGGTAATGATTGGACATAAATATGATCTGGTAACTCCAACGCAGGATACTTTTTTGCTTATTATTATACAATTCTGCTTAATTTTGATAATCAATCAATATTATTTAAAGGAAAAGGTTTATAGAAGTGATATTATTGCGTTTTTCATTATTTTAACCGGATTTTTTGTTAGTTTCCTTCACCTTGTTTCTAAAGCTTTTAATATTCCTATTCCCGAACATATCGAATCTAAAGACCCTGACGAAGCATCGGCAACTCTGAAATCAATGCGATACAATGTTGTTACAAAAACTGCCGGAGATATCGAGTATTCGAATATAGAAGAAAAATAAATAATCTTATATTATAAATCTATTATTATTACAATTCTATATTACAATTCTATATTACAATTCTATATTACATTATAAAATAATATAATATAGTATACGATAAATGTCTAATATAAACAAGGCTAATATAAACAAGGTTAAAAATGGCATATCTTATGAGCAAAATGGCTGGTTATATGTTTCTATTAAGGGGTCTCCGAGGGAACGGGGATACGCTTACGGGAAACTTAAAAAGGTAAAAGAGACACTAGACTTCATTATTTACAACGATTATGGCGTTAAATGGGAATTTTTCATTGAAGCATCTAACAAATATTACAAACAGAAAATCATAGATGGATTTCCCGAATTTTACGAAGAAATGGCGGGCTTCGCGGAAGGATGTTCTGCCGGTGGAACCAAAATGACGATTGATGAAGTAGTCGCATGGAACAACTATTTCACATTAACAGAAAGTTGGTGGGCAAATATGCCAGAAGAAGAATCCATCGCTATCAAAGGCACTTCTAAATCAAGCATGGGGTCTAGAGAAGGAGGCGGTTCGACAGACCGTTGTAGCGCATTTATAGCCAACGGTTCTTGGACGGCGGATGGTAAAATCGTCGTGGCGCATAATAATTTCTCCAATTTTGTAGATGGTCAATTTGCCAGAGTAGTTGTCGATTTGAAACCAACCAAGGGGAATCGATTTATTATGATGGGGTTTCCGGGCTGGATTTGGTCCGGTACTGATTTTTTCGTCACCTCAAAAGGCATTATTGGCACCGAAACCACGATTGGGGGGTTCATCGCGTATGAAAATAATATTCCCATTTCTTGTCGAATAAGACAGGCAATGCAGTATGGCGACACATTGGATGACTATGTGAAAATATTGCTAGATGGCAATTCAGGCGATTATGCGAATTCCTGGCTGTTTGGCGACACGAAAACCAATGAAATTTTGCGCATTGAATTAGGTCTCAAATATCACAATGTAGAGCGGACTAAAAATGGTTATTTCATCGGATTTAACGCGCCATATGACCCGAGAATCCGCAATCTGGAATGCGTGAATACTGGGTTCGACGATTTGCGGCGACATCAAGGAGCGCGTCGTGTCAGATTAGCCGATTTAATGGACAAGCATAAAGGCAAACTAGATATTAAAGCCGCTCAAGAAATAATAGCAGACCATTATGATACCTATCTTAAAAAGGAAAACGCGTGTTCGCGCACTTGTTGCTCACATTACGAGCTAGATGCGCGCGAATATATGTCCGACCCTTCGAGACCAAAGCCGTTTCAACCTCGAGGCGCGCTCGACGGCAATGTTTGTGACACAACTATGGCCAATGCGATGTCGTTTAGCTTGCGATGGGGGAATTCGTGCGGCACTCCGTTCGACAAAAATAAATTCTGCGACGAGCATCGAGAATGGGATTATTTGAGGCCCTATTTGGAAGACAGACCTCAGCAACCATGGACGACATTTACGGAAACAAATAACTATAATGTTTCGTCTAATGGAAAAAGAACGGTGAAACATCGAACAAAATTGGTTAGGCGGAAGTCAAATAAACATGTGTGAAGAATAATATGGGGAAAACATATTAAAGACAATTGTATAACTTTAATATATTTACAATTTATTAAAATGACAACAACAGAATTCAAAATCGGCGACCATATTAAAAAAGTATTTGATAACAAAATGTCAAATGATAACAAAATGTCAAATGATACCAGGATAT